CCGAGACGGGTGACGGCTTCCCGCCGCCTCGTCACCGCCAGCAATCCCTCGGCCTCGACGGCGCGGGACTCTGCCTCCAACCTCGCCCCCTCGCTGGCCCGGAGCGCGGTCAGGAGGCGGGGGAGGAACGCGAACGCGATGCGGATGCGGGTCATGGCGTCACCTCGGGGGTGGGGGTTGCAACCTTGAGTTGGCTCGCGATGATCGTCGGCCTCTGCCACAGCCGCGCGAACACGCGCCACGGGTCATCCTCGGCGCGCGCAGGCTCGTCCGGCCCCCGGTAAACCATCGCCCTCGGCAACAGTCCGAGTCCAGCTACAGCGCGCATCCGCGCCTCCGCCTTCGTCATCGTGTCCGCGGGCGGGCGACCGTCGCCGTTCGTCCACCCACACAAGACGTGGCAGCCGATGCGGCGGTGAAGGTTGATGAACCCGGCTTCCTCCAGCCACCCGACGACCCTGACGAGGTGGTGCCAGTCGTCGGGGGTGTCGTAGGCGAGGTACAGGGACTCGAAGCGGTTCGCGGCCCGCAGGTCACAGAGGAGATCGATGTGCCACGGCTGCATCCGTGCCGCTTCCAGGCCACCCGTGAACTGTGCATGCCGGGGCTGCCGGGCCAGCATCGCGAACACGGCCCGGACGTGCGCCTCGGAGCACGCGAGCAGGTTGTCGTCGCAGATGTTCCACCCGTCACGAATCGGGTACTCGCGAATACCACCCTCGCGACCCGGGACAAGGCAGAACCAGCAGTGGTTCGGGCAGCCGCGGGACGTGAACAGGTAGCCGAGCGCCGTGTACAAGCCCGGGACGTGCTCCTCGCCGCGCATCCCGGTCCCGGGGCCGCCGATGAGCACGTTCGGGTTGAGCGGGCGGTAGATGGCCGCGAGCCGGTCGCACTCGGAAAGGTCGTAGGTGTAGACGCAACAGATGTGGACCGCTGCGCACCGGGCCGCATCCGCCCGCTGGAACAGGTCGGGGGTGCCGACGACGGCAAGGCGATCGCGGGGCGTCGCTTTCGTGCGGCGCGCGAAGGCCCGGAAGATGTCTACGGCTACTGCCACGCGTCTACTCCCGCCCATCCCCACCCTCGCCGCCTGCCGATGCGGGCGGGGTCACGAACTCGGCCAGCCCGCGCTTGAGCAGGAACGCCCGGCCAGGCTCCTCCGCGGCCCACGGCGTCAGCACGTCGCTGACCATGCGCGCGAACCGCGGCCAGTCCACCGGCCGGGGCGTGTCCATGTGGTTCAGGCGGCCGACCTTGATCATGTCCGCGACCGCCATGCCGACCCAGATCGCCCAGAACGCCTCTTCAGGGTCGATGACGGGCTCAACCGAGATCCATGTCCGCAGGCCCGCATCCCGGGCGCGTCGCAGGTTGTCGGCGCGGTCGGTGACGCTGGCGGCCCCAGGCTCCCACTTGCGCCGCTCCGAGTCGCGACCCCACACCAGCGATACGCCCACGTCGCAATCCATGCCCTGCATCGCGGCGATGTCTGTGTCCGAGAGCACGCCCTTGGTCAGCACCGCGACCGGGTGCTTGTACTGCCGCAGGATCGCGAGTGCCTCCCGGGTGATGGCGTGGTCGGCGCCCATCCCGAACGGGTCGCAGGTGAAGCACAGGTGGACGCGCCGGGTGTCGCCGCGGCCGGCGAGCAGGGCGGCATCGCGGTCGAGCGCGGCCAGGATGCCATCGCGGACCCACGCCCCGGAATGGAACCCGACGCGGTCGGTCCTGAGCACCCCGGGGACGTAACAGTACCGGCAGCCGTGCGTGCAGCCGTTGAACAGGTTGCAGGCGAGCGGCGCGTATTCCAACGCGGCGCCCTTCGGCTCGTAGATCGCCTTCACGCTCCAACCTCCATCCTCGCGTCGCGAGCGAAGACAGCCCCAGCCGCCGCCTCAGCCGACCACCGTGCCCCCATCCGCACACGGAGCAGTCGCCACCGCTCGGCCGGGTCCGTCGCCCCGATCTCCGCGAGCACGGCACGATGCTCCGCTACCTCCCGGAGCTGGCACTCCCGCACCGGGACCTCGGCGGGCACCGGTGGCGGCACCGGGTCGGGAGTCGCGGCGGGGACCGTACGCGGGCGCGGCACCAGGTCGTACTCGAGTCCGCACGCTGGGCACCGTGCCCCGCTCGCGGTCCGTCGCAGGGTCGTGGCGCAGTCGTGGCAGGTCATGCGGCGACCTCGCTTGCGGCGCCATCAATAGCGCCGCGACTCAGCGCCCCGGGCCGGAGTCAATCCGACCGCCCGGGGCTCACGAAAGACGGAAGCCCGGATCAGGACGCCGACCGGAAGACCTCGTGTCCCGTCAGGCCGAGCCGCTCCCGCAGGTCCACCAGGGCGCGGCCGACGAACTTCTCGTCACGCTGATCCACGTGCGGCATGGCCGCGAGCCTGAACACGAGCCCGTCTCCATCGGGGGCGATGGTCAGGCGGTAGCAGAGGCTCATGTCGTACGTGGGGTCACCGTACGCCACGTTGAAGTGGACGATCTTCGGGATGTCCATCCCGGCGGCGTCCACGTTCGCGCCACCCTCGAAGGTGACGTGCGTGTACGCGCCGCGGTCCTCGAACTTCGTGGCGCTCGTCTTGACGGCCTTGAGCACCTTGAGGGCCGTCCGCAGGTCCTTCTCTTCGGTCACGGCGCCGCTGTACAGGTCCAGCAACTCCATGAACCCGGGGTACGACAGCGCGGTCTCCGGAGGCAGCGCGGCCCGGAACACGCGGAACCCGATCGTGTCCTGCTCGTCCTCCTTGCACTCGGGGGTCAGGTACGCGACCGCGCCCTGCGTGCCGACCATGACCACGCACGGCTCCTTCGCGTGGGACTTCACCGCGTCTGCGAAGTCGGCTACGGCCCCGAATGTGGGCAGGCGCAAGATCACGCGGGGCGGCTTCACCTCGCGCATCGCTCCGGCGCCTTCCTTGACGTAGGCGCGCCCCGCGATCTCGTGGGTCGTGACGCGCGTGGCCTCGGCCGCGGTCGCCTTGCCGGCCTCGACGCCGGCCGCGTGTACCGCCTTGAAGAAGTCGGCCATGCCGTTCCCGTTCTCCTCGTCGTTCCAGCCCATGTCTCAGTCCTCCCGCCCGCCGATCGGCAGTACCGCCGCGGGCCGCTTGAAGAGTTCCTCTTGCCTCGCCTTCGGCAGGGCGACGGCCTCGAAGCCGTCTCCCTCGTCGGACACGAAGCCCATCGCGCCGCGGGTCGCCGGCAGCTTCACCGACGACTCGGTCGTGACCTCGATCAGGTTGCTCTCGGGGCGCCGCGAGAAGGTCAGTTCGAGCTTGATGACCCGCTTCCCCTTCTCATCGCGAGTCTCGTCGCGGTACGACTCGCGCACCTCCTCCAGGCACCGCTTGAACTGCTCTTCCAGGGCACCGTCCGCGATCGTTGCCAGGGTCAGTGTGTCGGACACGGCTGCTACCTCCTGCCGCTCTCGGCGGCGTTCATGGACACTCTCACGCCACGCCGGCGGCCGCGACCGCGGACCGCTTCGCCCTGTTCGCCGCGCACCCGGGCCGCGGATGCTCCGGCCGTGCGACCGCGTGGCACTTCGGGAGCGCGCGCCGGGCCTTGGCGATCCTGCCGAGCAGGAGCATGTTCGCGGCCAATGCGCGGGCACGCTTGCGATCCGCGTGCGTCGTCGTCACCGGGTTCGGGTCCGCGGACTGGAACCCGAGCGCCTCCGCGAACGCATGCCGGAACCACCGGAGCACGCGCACCGATCGCGGCGTCTTCGGGTTGGTCTTTACACGTCCCCGCGCGAGCCGCTGAATTCGCCGGGCGTCCTTGCCAGCGACGAGCTTTCTGACGCACTGGTTGCGATTGCCCACGTTCATCCTCCCTATCGCCCCGGCCCAATGCTGGGGCGTCAACGTCCAGGGGGTGGCTGCCCGGCCGGCAGCGGTCGCCACCGGCCGGGCTCGTGTCCCGAGGTTGCACCGCTAAGACATTGCCCAGCCCCCACAAGGCTGCGGTCTCCCGAGGCAGACACATCGGGTGGCGCCCTCGCCGGAGCGCACATCAAACCCGCGGCCCTCGGGACCGCGCACGAACGCCGCGCAGAGCGGCGCACGTGGCACGTCGTCAGCGGAGATCCCCAGGATAGGGTCGTACTCAACGACCACCATCGGGCACCTCCCTGGTTTCAAAGAACACGCCATCGCCGCACCCCGCGGCGTCAACGTCCAGTCCCCCGCCCGGCACGTGTTAGAAGACCCCTTTGCGATGCCGGGCGGGGTGACCGTCACCACGTCATGGCTGCCTCCTGTAAAGAGCCAGGGCTCTACACCCTCAGCAGCCCGAAACCCGCCATACCGGGCGGGCGCGGGCCCCGCCTCGCGGCGGGACGAATGTGGCAGGGGGCGGGATTTGAACCCGCATCTCGTTCCCGCCTCGGCTCCTCGCGGAGCCGGTCCGGATGCGAGAGTTGCTCTACCAGTTGAGCTACCCCTGCCGTCGAACCTGACTGTCAGAGAGCGACCCGCTGCTGGGGCGGGGTTGGGCAGTGGCTACGGCGACGCGAGTGGCACCACTTCGGTGGCCCACGAGCGCGTGCGTCCCTGCCACCACCACACCGCGCCACGCCGCTCGTACTTCACGCGGACCGACTTCTTGGCCGCAACCGCGCGCGCGAGTGCCTCCCGCATCGCGGCCTCGTGGTCGCGGTGGGCCGTAAACCTTGTCGCCACGTACCCCTCCTGCATCAGCCGGCACTCGTACGTGGACGCGAACACCCCGTCATCCCAGCATTCCGTGACGACGCCTGTTGCCTCGCCGTAGCCGACCGGGTGCGCGAAGACGAGCCCGTGGATGGTGGCGAGCACGATGTACCCGCTGATCAACGATCCGGCCAGAACCAGGCACAAGGCAACCAGGCTGAAAAAGTCCCTCATGTCCATCCTCCACTCCGCCACCGCGGCGGGTTACAGCGTCTAGAACGGCACATCCTCGGGGTCGGGCTTCCACTCGACATCGTGCTTGAGCGCGACCCCGACGCGGACCCACACTCCGAACGCCTGGCCCGGGTTCTCCCTCGCGAGCCGCTCCGCTTCGGCGCGCGCCAGGGTCGGATCCCGCTGATCGCGCGGGTTCGCGGCCGGCTCGAACCTCCCGCTCCGTTCCTTGATCACGATGGCAGGCATGGTTCCTCCTACATCGCCTCAACCGCAGCCGGTTCAGCCTCCGGGAAATCCCCGGGTCCGGCCATGCACTCCCACTCAACACGCCCGTCCGCCGCCAGCCCCGACAGCCGGAGCGGCGTCCGTCTCCCGGCCAGCGCCAGGCACAGCCCCGCGCGCCGGTTCAGCACTTCGTCCCGCGTCCGGTCCGGCAGCACGTCCCACTCGGGCACGGTCGCGATGCCGTGCGGGGGTGGGGTCGGGGCGTCGAACAGGTCCAGTTGCGGGGACATGGGTTACTCCCCGGCCGTCGCCACTTCCGCGAGCTTGGCTTCGAGCGCCTTCTGTTCGGCGTCCGTGAATTCGCTGGCCCAGAACGCCTTGATCGCCTCGTCGTCGGCCGGCACGCCGCAAGTCTCGGCCGCCCAGCGGATCGCGTCGTTGCGGTCCATCTTCGCGGCCTTGACCCAGCGCTCACGCAGGATGTCCGACGCGCTCGCCGTGACCACTTCGGCGTGTGGCTGGATGGGCGTGGCGGCGGTCTTCGTGCCGCGCCCTTGCACCTTGTCCGCGACGGCCTTGCGGGCGGTCGCGAGGGGGTCGGCGGCCTTCTTCTCGTCGGCGTCCTTGTTGCCCATCACTTCGGGCCATGTCGTCTGGCCGTCGCGGATTGCCGCGAAGACGCCCCGCAGTTCGTCCAGTTCCGCCGGGGAGCACTGGTCCACCGGATGTCCGAGGTACTTGGCGAGGTCGTCGGGGCGCACGTTGCACTGGACGGAAAAGGCATCCGCCACCTTCTTCGCCGCCCCGCCGGGGTCTGCGCGATCCGCCTTCTTCCGCGTCTCCCGGCACTCCGCGATGGCGTCGTCCTTGATGTCCCCGGGCAGCATGTTGAGGATGAGGTTGCGCCGGGCACGGGCGACGAGTGCGCCGCGCTTGGCGAACAGATCCACCTCGGACGCCTGCACGATGTAGAGGGTCTTGCCCTCGCTGTTCGTGCGCTGTCCGAGGATCCGGTCGTGGTCGTCGGAGTTGACCGACCGACGTTCGACGGTCTTGGAGTAGGTCACCTCCTGCGCGACCACAGTGTTGGTCTCCAGGTCCGCGACGGACACGCGCACCGTCTGCTCGGTGTCGGAGTCGTGGATCGTCTGCTCCTGCGCGACCATGTTCCCCATGGCCCGCAGAGCCGCCTCCGCGAACCGGATGGACGGCCCCGTGATCATCTTGCCGCCGCGCCGGAACTTGCCGTCCGCGCCGTACTCCGCGGACATCGCGAACCCGGGCCGCGCCGCGTCGCGCAGCAGCCGGTCGCGCACCCCCAGTAGGTCCCGCGGCCGGGCCAGCGCGACCGCCGTACGCGCCTGGATTTCCGACCGCACGAGCGCCTCGATGTGCCCGTACTGGTCGGCGCTCACGGCCACCATGCCCATCTGTGGGCGGTCATCCGCGAGCGCCATCGCCTGCGTCCCGGTTCCGTCCTGCATCACTCTTCCTCCTCCGCCGGCAGCCCGGCGTGCTCGGCCTTGACGTACACGGAGCCCTCGCCCCGGAACGCCCCGGCATCCATCGTGTTGCCCCCGAGCGACAGGGCGTATGCCTTCCAGGCGATACCGCCCTTCTTCTGAATCAACCGCCACTTGGAGTTGTCGGGGAACGTCACGGATTGCACCCCGTGAAGGGCCATCTGCTCGGCCGCCTTCGCCCGGATCGCCGCGCCCTTGGCCTTCGCCTCCTTGGCGATCCGGTCGCACTCGGCCAACTCGGATTCGACGGCCAGCATGATCTCGGTCGCCTCCATCTTCGCGACCAACGCCCGCCCCGTCAGCTTGGACAACGCCACGGCCTCGCGGTCGGCGTCCGTCACGGCTTCGGGGGGCTCGCCGCTTTCGACGTGCCGCCAGAACGCATCCACTGCGGTCGCGAGGGTGCCGGCCAAGTCCGGGGCGAACGGCACGGGGTACGGCGTGGCCTTGCCCCGGCTGTCCATCGCGACGATGACGGCCTCGGGAATGCCGGTCAGCAGCATGTACCACGTCACTTGCAGAACGTACGCGACGGGCACTTCCTCCCACGGGGCGCCGCTGTTGTACTTGGCTTCCACGACCTTGATGCACCCCTCGTGCCGCGCGATCCCGTCAAGACTCGCGGACCGGTGGGGGTGCTCGCGGTCCCACAGGAACGGCACGGGGCGGACAATCTCGGCGCCCGTCTGCGATGCCCACTTGGCTAGAATGTGCGGTTCCAGGGCCGACCCCATGTCCATCAGGTCCGTGGGGTCCGAGTCGGCATCAAGGCCGCGCTTCCGGCGCCACAGCTCGTAGCAAGTCGCCCAGGTGGACAGGCCGAGAATGGCCGCGATCTCGGAGCCCCCTACGCGCTGGCGACGAAGGGTGTGCCACGCTGGCGATCCCTGCGCCACCTCCACCGCCTCCAGTCGCGCGGCGTTGGGGATCATCTCGAGTACGCCCACCGGTTCGTCCTCCCCCGGGCACGAAGCCCGTCCTACTCCCCTCACCACCGCGTCCAATCGCAGCAATCCGCGAACGCCAAAGCCTCAGCCAACGCCACCGCGGCATCCTCCCGCGCCTGTTCCGCCAGCAGTTCCGGGTCCTGACCGTGGCACCACTCGCAGTCCGGGTCGCGCTCGCTGCCGCACCCGAAACACTCCACCGGGTCGGGTGGGGCGTCGTCGGCGTGGCGGGAGTGGGCGTAGCGGGCGTTCATGCGTTGTCTCCCGCCGCCACGTTGACGGCCTCGATATCCACCCCCTCAAACCCGTACCCCGCCGCGAGCGCGGTCACCCCCGCATCCGCCTCCGCACGCCGCCGCTGGTACTCGTCCGCGAGCCGGTCCAGGACCAGGGCGCGGCAGTCGGCGCATAACTCGAACGGCTCCAGGCCCGCGGACGTGTCATGCCACGCGGGTACGGTCGCGGGGCTGGGGCAGAGGCGGCAACGGTTCATCGCGAACACCCCCGGAACGGCCGCAACGCGACGACCACCAGCGCCACGGCCACGGCAACGCCACCGAGGCAGAGCGCGACAATGGCCACGCCGCCGCCGCTTCTCAGCCATGCGCGCACCCCCGGGACGGCCAGCGGTGCGAGCCCGGTTACGATCACGACGATGGCCGCGAGCAGGGACGCGTGGCCGTGGTGGACCCGCGACAGGACGCGGGACGGGTGCGGGGTTGTAGTCATGCCGCCTCCAGCAGCTCGCGCAGATGCGTGGCCTGCCATTCGCACCCGGTTACCTCCGCCGCCGCCCACGCCGCCGCCCACGCCGCCGCCCACACCGCCGCCCACGCCGCCCACGCCGCCCACGCCGCCGCCCGCGCCGCCCTCAACTCCTCGTCAGTAGCCTCGCCGACCGCGTATTTGCGGGCAACCTCGATCGCAGCCCACGATACCGCTGCCGGCTCGCGACCAGCCTCCCGCTCCCGCTGCAAGGCCCGCTCCGCACAGTCGCAGGCGTACAGGCGGGCGATACGGTCACGAGTGGCAACCTCTTCGGCGGGCACCGCACGCAACGCCCAGATCGCGTCTTCAGGCACGAACAGACCTGGCACCGTCAGCAGGTCCGTGATCGGGAACAGTTCGTCCGGCGACCGGTCGCCGAGCCATGTGCGTACGTGCTTCACGCGGTCACACGGGCCGTGGGCGAGGATGAGGTTGAGGCTGGTGTGGAGCATCTAAGCTACCTCCCGGTAGATCGCTCGCAGCAGCCCGTCCAGCGCCTCGTTTGCGCCGCGGAGTCCGATCATCCCGAGCGGCCGGTCCTGGCACTTGATCGCCATGTGACCGCGTTCGAGCAGGATTAGGTACCGCAGACGGGCGAGAGTGAGGCTGCCGCCGGGCTGGCAGTCGGAGTGCGACTGCGGCTGGCGAGACCGCAGCGGAGTCTCGGGGGATTGCGGGGTGGGCGGGAGACTCACCCGAGCCTCCGCTGCGGTCTCGCCAGCCGCGAGCCGATCCGTAGTCGTGTCGTTCAGCATGCTTGTCTCCCGCCCCACCCCTGGGGCTACAGTTGCGGCTCCTGGAATCGAACCAGGGACGGCGTGGTTATGGGCCACGTGCGCTACCACTGCGCCAAGCCGCATTAGCAAAGTCTCGAGCTCGCACCAGCCTCCCCCAGCAGCGTTTACCGGCTTCGGCCCCCGGCCCGGACACCCGGGCGCGAGCAGGGGCGGCGTGCGTGCCCCGGGCATCGGCCAGCCCGAGGACTTGTCGCGCGCCGTGGACGGGTCGCTACACCCGTCGCCGTCGCTAGAGCGGCTGCTACGGTTGAAAGAGCCGGCCGGGTCGCCCCGGCTGACAGGGTGAAGACTACCGCCGGTTGGGCGGGGGGTCAAGGATTTTTTTTGCCGGCCATACGAAACAGATGTTGACAGGTTGCGACGCGGCTTTTAGACTCGCGCCCATGGGGGGCTTTGGCCCTCGGGAGGCATTCGCGAATGGCAATCGAAGCGTTGAAGGTGGCCCGTGGCAGCCGCAGCCTCGGGGACATCGCGCGGGCCATGCGCGCGATGGGCGACGACGCGTGCGAGTCGTCGCACGTCTGGCAGATGGAGAACGGGAGCGTGTGCGCCGGCCCGCGGTTCCTTCGGTACGCGCGCGCGCTCGGGATGGAGCCGGACGCGCTCGCGGCGATCTACGAGGAGCACAAGCGCGCGGAGAAGTCCGCAACCGAGGCGTAGGGATGCCTCGCCGTCGTGACATCGACCCCGCCTTTTGGCAGGACGAGAAGTGCGGCACGCTCTCGATGGGCGCGCAACTGCTGTTCATCTGGACATGGGGTGACGCCGACGATTGGGGCGTACTCCGGTGGCGCCCCGAGCGGTGCAAGTCGGGGGCGTTTTTGTACCGTCCGCGCATCAACCTCGGGCACGTCCGCGAGTACATGGCAGAGCTGGAGCGGGCGCGCATGGTGGTGCCGTGGATGTCGGACGGAGAGCGTTGGTCTGTCGTGCGGATGTTCTTGCCATGGCAGAGCGTGAACACGCCAGCGCAGAGCAAATGTCCGGCGCCGCCGGCTGATGTCGTTGCCTTGTTGCCTCCTCTTGAGAATTCGCGGAGTTGGAAGCTTTTACGCCGGGCACTGCTCGGCGAACCCGGAAAGAATTGGGAAATCCCCGCGTGGGTGCGCGCGCGTTTCTTGTCCGATCCCGGGGCCGGGGCCGATCCCGGGGCCCTTGTCCCTCCGTCTTCGACTACGGGACAAGTTCAACCCCACCCCCCAACCCCCGCCCCTGAGGGTCGGGGGAGTGCGCCGACGCCGGAGCCGCCACCGGTTCCGATTCAGGAGCCGCCTCCGAAACCGCACCGGCACCAATGGGCGGCCGACGCCTGGAACGACCTCGTAGCCGGCCCGTGGGGAAAGCGCCGGTGCCTCAAGGTCGCGCCGCACGAGAAGGCCATCGACAAGGCGCTAGCCAAGGAGCCCGACCGGGAATACTGGCGCGGCGTCATGCGGCGAGTGGTGACGTGCTCCAAGCTGCGCGACGGGATCAACACGTGGCCCGGTGCGACGTTCGGTTGGCTGTGGGCGACGAACGGCAGCAGTCCGAACCACGCGAACGTCATGGAGGGGGCGTTTGACGACAGCGCACCCCGCCCCGAGAGCCGCCCCCGTCGCAAGACCGTTGAGGAGATGCTCGCAGAAGCCCGTGCCGAACTCGCGAGAGAGGATGACGAATGAAAGCGACCGCCGTGGCCGAAAGTCTCAAGCGCGTCTTCTGGAACTGGCAGCGCCTCCCCGAGTCAACCCGCCAGGACTTCACCAAGTTCGCGGCCAGCTTCGACCCGGCGGCCTGGGTGGAGGCGGTCAACGACGCGCTCCGAGAGCCGTCTGTCCGCGACCTCGAAGACCTGCCGCGGGAGCACGTGTGGCGCGAGTTGGTGCGGGTGGCGACCGAACGCCTCCGCGGCCCGGCGCAGCAAGCCGACTGCCCCTACTGCCGCGGCGCGGGCTTCGTGACCGTCTCCCGGCTCGAAGTCCTGGGGGTAGGTGAAGACAACCGGACGCGCCGGCACCCCGTCTACGTCCCGCACACCATCGCGACAGTCGAGGACCTGACTCCCCACTGGCCGGAGGGGATCGCGGTGCGCCAAGTCGCAACGCACCACGGGCGCACCGTGCTCGGCTGGACGCTCGCGGCCCCGTGCAAGGTCCGCTGCGTGTGCGCCGCGGGCACATCGCGCCGGGAAATCAGGTTGCCGACTACGACCCTGCACCCGCCAGCCTGGGACGACGTGATTCCTTTCGGCAACCCGCCGCCCGCTTCGGCACCCGAGCGACACGCCGACTTGTTCGCGTCGTGCGTCGAAGCCTGGGGGTATCCGCCAACGCACCGGTACGCGGGGTTCCGGCCGGCAGACCTGGAAGACCACGACACGAAGGCGACGTTGGACCGCGAGTGGTCGCAACAAATGCGACGGGCCGGCGACGAACGCGCCCGCGAGGCGACCGTCAGATCGCGGCGGCTCTCGTCGGAACCCACGGCCATCGGGGATGTGCTGTCCCGTCCCGACTACCAGCCGGGCGCGGGCCTGTCCGGCGAATCCCCCGAGTACGACGACGCACCGCCACCGGATGAGCCGTGTGGACCCGTTGACGCGGAGTGGCGCGATGTTGCTTAACCACTGGCACCTGCGCGTGAACCTGCGGCATCCGCCGTCGCTGGCCGGCATCTGGTCCGCGGACGGGCACGAAATCGTAACCTCGCCCATCGCCACGATCGCGGGCCGGAGCGTGACCACAGCCTCGGGTAGCGTCTACACGCTGGGTCAGTGCGCCGAGTGGTATCCGGATTGGCTCGCGGCGGAAGGGTTCGCCTACACGGACGCAGATCCGGTGCCGGCTGGGGTAGCGACCATGCGCACAAGGAGGACAACATGACCCGTGACCGCCCCCGCTTCAGCTCCGAGGCCGAGTTGTGCGACGCCTTCTCGGACGCCGCGAGGACTGCGGGCTGGACCGTGTACCCGGAGACCGCGGGCTGGGATCTCCTGCTGGTCGGCACCGCAGCCCGGGTTTTGGCCTGCCACCACGGCGGCGGCGTGCTCCGCGCGCAGGGCGACTTCCCGGCCCCGTGCATGGTCGGGATCCAGGCCGAGCAGCGCCCGAACCTCGCCGTGCTGGCACAGGCCGCCGAACTCCGCGGCTCCGGCTACGGCCCCCACGTCCGCGCCGTGCTGGTGCCGGGGTACCCGAAGTCCGACTTCCGGGACGTGGCGCGTGCCCTGCGTCTGCACGTTTTCTACCCGACGCAGCGGTTCCGCGGCCCGGAATGGGAACTCGACTTTATCGCCCCGGACCTGTACCGGACGCCGGACCGCCTCCCCGAGTTGCCCCCGATCGTTCCCGACGTGCGAGCTGGCGTGCCGTGCCCGGTGACGCTGGGGCGCTGGAAAGTGGCGGCCTTCGCGATCTGCCGCACGCTCCGGGCGCAGGGGCACGTGACCCGCGCCGACTTCAGGGCGGCGGGGATCAACGCCTCGGCGTGGGTGGACCGGTGGATCGTGGACTCCGGGACTCGCGACGGACGCCTGACCAGGTACGTCGCCAAGCCTGGCGCCCTGCTCCCGGACGAGATGTACCCGAGGCTGGCCGAGCAGTGCGGGGCGGCAGCAGGAGGAGGGTCCACCTGATGGGCATCCCCCTCGCAGACCTCCCCGACTCCGTCCGCGCCGCGGCAACAGAGCAGTACGCCCGCCAGATCGCCCGGGAGCAAGGATGCTTAGCCAGGGGCCCGACCCCCGACCCCAACCCCGAGGCAGTGGCACGCGGCAAGGCGAACGCCCGCAAAGGCCGCGACTTCGAGAACGCCGTTGACGACGCGATCGACGCCATGCGCCTGCTCGGGATCGCGGACCTGGACACATCGCGACCCGGGATGCGAGCGACTCCTGATGGCCCCCGCTACACCGAGAAGGGGTCAACCGACCACACCGGGGTTGTCGCCGGGGGCAGGTTCGTGCGGGTCGAACTGAAGACGTGTTCGCACCCGAAGATGTACCTGCGGCAGCACGTGAAGCCGCACCAGGCCGCGGCACTGGACCGGGCGTTGGACTTCGGCGGCCTCGCGTTCCTGCTCGTCCTCTTCGACCGCGACGACCCCCTGCACTGGCACCGCTACGACTGGCGGCAGGTGCGGGGGCAGACGGCGGTGGAGGCGGACGCGGGGAGCGTGGTCGATACGGTGTTCCTCGAGGATTGCGTGGAAGGAGTCACAGCATGGGCGGACCGGGAAGCGGCAGACCAGTAGGCTACCACCCGCGAGGCGGGAAGCGATTTCGGCCGAAGCGCAAGGACCCCTACGGCTTCGAGCGCCAAGCCAAGAGGCTGGAACGGGTGCAAACGGCGGGGAGAAAAGGCGCCAACGCGGCGCAGGCAGAGCATTTCTGGCGGGCATACTTCGACGTTCACCCCTGCGAGCACGAGGGCCAGAGCACCACCACGACCCAACGCCGCTGCCGCTATTTCCTGCGAGACGGCTTGGGGTACTGCCGCTGCCGCAAGTCGATGCTTGCCCCGGACCTGGAGAGGTACGAGAGTTCCCGCGACCGCGGCCCGCTGCTGCGAGAGGGCGAGTACGGCGCCATGTGGATCCGCGAGGATTGCGCGCAAACGGGCGATGCCTGCTTCTGCTATCGGGACCTGGACGAATCCCGCGTGCAGATGGCGGCGGATCGACGGGCCGGGTACTTCCGGCGGCTGAAGCGGGCCGCGCGCAAGGCCGCTGCTACTGCTCAGGCTGCTGCGTCGCCAGCGAGCTAGCCGGGACCTGCCGTTGGATCGACAGGCGTAGCACGTCCCATCGATACACGTACCAGCTCCCGCGCCGCATCGCGGTATTCGAGTGCGCGATCAGCCGGCCCGCCCTGACCGCGTTGCGGATGGTGCGGTCCGTGACCCCGATCAAGGCCGCGGCCTGGTCGGGGTACAGCTTGTCAGGGTCCCCCAGGTCAATGTTCTTCCTTCGGTCCAAGAATACCTCCTGCCGCCGAAGCGGCGTCACTTGGTCAGTCGTCGGGGTCGATCCTGTCCGCGATCCGGGACAGCTCCTCCGCGATTCGCACGTCGGTTTCGTTGAGCACCCGCTCGTCATCCCAGGACCGGACGTGCTTCGGGTCGTCGTCTGCCGGCAGCCCGAGCAGTACCCGCGCCGGGCCCCCGGTCGCGCAATCGACGTTGCTCCTCAGCAGTCCCGCCGCCAGTCGCCGGGCCGCGAGCCGGACCGCACGCTGCGGCGGTCTTCGCATTCCTTGCCTCCCTGCCGCCGAAGCGGCGTGTTACTGACGCGCGCCGTCGTCCGTCCAGACGTGGAGCACAAGTGCTCCGGCGTGCAGCACGACCGTCCCGATGAACCTCCACCCGTCGAGCAAGGGAACCAGATGGCCTGTGCCGTGAACACGGAAGCGGACGGGCACCAGCGCGGCATCGGTGTCGACCAGTGCCCACGCGCACACCGCGCCCCGCTGCTCGTCCACAGACAACACGCGAGCCGGACTCGGCATCGGAATCGTTTGCTCCTCGGTCGGGCTCAACGTGTACTTGTAGATCGTCTGCATCCCCTGCACCTCCTCGCCCCCGATCCATCCCGGGGGGCGTCAACCCTGATGGCGCGTCCAGTGCCCCGGCCGCGCCGGCGTCAGTCGGCCTGTCGCGACACGCCCCCCGGCCCACCCGGGAGCATCAGCCCAGCAAGGATCCGCGCATCCGGAGGCTGGCGCCACGGCGACAGGATCCGCCCGCTATCCCCTCTGCATCCCAGGGCGTAGTGTGGCCCGGTGCAGTGGTAGCAGCATGCCTTGTCCCGGGCGGCCTGCACGGCCGTAGCCAGGCACGAAGGCGGCGCCGGTGTCCACTGCCCGTCCCAGGCGGACACCAGCTCCCACGCGCCAACGCGAGGTTGCGCCTTTGAAAGTCCAGCATCCCGTCTTCCCCCATCCCGCCCGGAGGCGGGTCTAGCCTCAGTCCGCGGGCTCCGTCTGCCAAGGCTCGAACTCCTCGTCGTCCCTCAGATCGCGGACCTGGTAGGACACCGAGCCGTCACCCCGATCCGTGGTCCGCCGGTACACCCGGCCGTCGTCGCAGGCGTACGCGCGCTCCACGATCTGACCCTGCGCCGCGGGCGGGACGGTCCAGGAGTCGAGCCCGGGGTCGCGGCAGGGGTTCCAGGCGGGCAACCCGGGCCGCCCCACGATCCGGAGTTCGGCGTTGCTGCTGCCGACGATCATCCGCGTGGCGTCCCATGACCATACGCCGGCCGTGTCCGCCACGGGCTCCCCGCCGAACGTCGGGAGGTCTGTCCTCCACTGGTCGGGGTGCCGCGGGTCCATGACCTGCGGGTCGTCCGCCACCATCGCTGCAAACAACTCGTCCAAGGTCGCGATCGTCTCGATGCCCATCGTCCTCTCCTTTTCACGCGGCCCCATCGCCGCGGGTCCCTGAAACCGCCAGTCACTCCAGCGGCCCCCACGCCGTCCCGAGCGCCTACACCCCAGGGCGGCGGGAGGGAGCCGGAGTCACGCACCGGGCACGCACCACCCCTCGCCCCCGAAGTCGTTGGTGCGGCCGGTATGGAGCACGAGCTTGACGGTGCATCCGCGGGGGTCGTCGCCGATCCGGACCCCCGGAGCAACCGCTTCGGCGTGGGTCTTGATGCGCCTGCGGATCTCCGCGACCCTCGCGTCGTCCCGAGGCCCCCAGGTGGCATCAGAGCACTGACGCTCCATCAGCCGCCGATGTGCTTTCCCGAGGCGGACCAGGGCTGTCAGGTCGTCGGCGAGCGCGCCGGGCAGGATCGCCCGTCCGGCCCTGGCGAAGTCGTCCGCCACGAACACCGCGAACTCGATCAGGTCGTTGCGCTTCATCTTGTCTCTCTCCTACACGCCGCGGCGATTCTGCCGCGGGTCCCTAGAACCGCCTAGAACAAACCGGCCCGTGCGGTCCGGTCATCCCCAAACAACTCCATCTGAGGCTCGCCGGCCTGGTCCTCCCCTGGATGCCCGAACAGTCCAGGCCCATCCCATACCCGCCGCCTGGCCTTTGGGGGTGCGGCCCGGATCGCGATCGGGCATCGCGCCGCACCCTCGCACTCCTCGCCCGGGAAGGTGTCGTCCCAGGAAGCGATCCGATACGGACACCCGAGGCGCTTGCAGATCATGCCGCACCCCCAAAGGCGACCGGCTTGGACTCGGCCGCCAGCTCGCGATCCAATTGGTCCAGCACGCCCCACCATTCCGCCGGCGACCGCTGGAGAGCAACCGCCAGCGAATTCAGCGCATCGTCGCGACCCAGGCACACCTGGCACCGAGCGTCAGATGCGACGACGATCCACTGGTCGCGCGCGCGCCCCCACTGCTCGGTGCCCCGCACGTGGTAGATCCCGCCCGGCGCCAGTCGCCAGGTGCGGATGGTGCCGCGGGTGCCCGTGCTCTCCTCCGCCCACGGCACGGGCACGGTTCGCCCGTCCAGCGTATCGAGGCGATCGACGGTGCCCGGGGCTTTCAACCGGACCTGATAGCCGGTCCGTCGCGCCGCCGGCGGAAGCGGGCGACCCGGATCCGCAACCCACGCCTCTACCGCGGCCCGCCCCGCATCCCGGACCTGATAGGCGACCGATGGAGGCAGAGGGATCCCGAGATGACACCCGTACACCAGGATCCACCCTCCGGCCCCGTCGCAGTCACGAACGCGATAGAGGCCCGGGGGCAGGGTCAGGTGTACGTCGCCACGCTGAGCCGGCCCCCTGGGCAGGGTCGGAACCGGCACGGCCATCCGATACGGGGTGCCGGCCGGGGACACGCCGTGGTACGACGTATCGGGCCGGGGGTAGTACGCGGTGACTGTGGCCTCGCGCAGCGACAGCTTGCGCCGCAGGTACGCCTTGCAGACGGCGAGGGTCAGGACGAAGGACGGCATGGCTACTCCCCCTCGACGTAGTAGTAGCGGGTGACGTATCGGTCACCGTGGAGTTCGCAGGCCCGCGCCCAGTCGCGATTCAGGTCGCGGGCGATCTGCCTGGCCTCGCGCACCGAGGAGCAGGGGCACACGGGGGAGATCCGCGAGTATTCGTAGTCGTGACACATGATCCAAACCGTGGCGCGCATGGGTCAATCCTCCCAGATCCCGGACCAATCGGCCGAGCAGGGCAGAGCGTCGATGCAGTCCCACTCCGCGGAGACATCAGCATCCGCGGGAAGTGGGTCCGGGCCGACGGGGCCTACGGTGGCGGCGGCGATGAACCACAGGGCGATGAAGACGAACGCGCGAAGCAGCATGTGGACCTCCTTCAGGCAACCGACGACATTGCCGGCGACTGGCCCGCCCCGTCATCGCTCCCGGGCAAGGTCCCGGGGTAGCTCGGGGGCGGGGGAAGGGAAAGGGGCTAGCGCCAGTCCGAGTCCAGGGCCGGGACCTTGCAGCAGATCCGCCCGCGGCCCGGGAAGTCGCGGTGGCGGAACTCATGCCTCGGGTTGCGCCCGTCGAAGTCGGCGTAGCTCCCCATGTACTGCCAGACCTCGCCGGAGCGGGCGTTGTAGCCCTCGGGATCGGGGTTGCCCTCGGGGTCACGGAACGTTTCGGCGATGCGGGTCCAGGCTCGCGCCCAGCCGGAGTTGGTTGGGTTCAGGAAACGAATCGGGATAGCGGACATCATGGATTGCATCGCACCCTCCGTTTGTCACCAGGCGGACTGCCCACCGGGGGAAGCTGGCGTCACCGCCAACCTCTAGAGAGACTATAGCCGATTGATGGAAACGTGTCAAGCGTTTGAGTAAAAAAACGATAAAGCAATGGTGACGCCGGGTTAGGTGGGTGATTGTGAAGTGACTAGATGCGGGTAGAGTGGAAAGGCGATGGCGGGGAGGGGAAAGGGTGGAGGCGGGGCGGATTTCGGGGCGCAGATCGAAGGACCGTGAACAGGAACAGGGGCGGGTTCTTGTAGCCTGCCGTGTGCCGCGGCAGGCACCGGTCGGGCGGGAGAGAGCGGCAGGCGAACGCGACGCAAGCAGGGGTGAGTCTATTAGGTTGTTCTTGCCTTGTTACCCTGTACTAGATCCCAACCGCGCCCGCGGGATCATGCGCGCGCGCGAGGGGGGGCACGGTCGCGGCCGACTCGATGGCGAGCCGGAGCGCGGTCGAAGGTTCGGGTTGGATGGGGTGGGGAAACGAGGGGAATGCGCCTCGTAACCCCGCGCATTCACTCGCTCCCCCCGCGCGCGCGATTCACGTCCGCAAACGCCCCGCACGAAGTCGCGGCGCCCCGCACGAATGCCCCGCACGAATGCCCATGCTACACTAGTCGGGGGATCGGCAACGTAACCCCTTGATAGCTCGTCAGCCCAAGGTGGAATGTGGCTGGAAGGCCGGTTTCGAGGATAGTAGACACTGACGCGGCGATCCGGGCGATCCGCGCCGGCAGCTCGGTGTGCGCGTACGCCCGCGCGGCCGGCATCCCCGAATCGAGTGTCCGCGCCGCGCTGAAGCGCATCGGCTTCACCATGCTTCCCGCCCCCACCCCCGTCGCGACTCTAGCAGACTGCAACCGTGCCCTCGCTGCTGCCACCGAGGTACAGGCCCGCGCCGCGACCGTCCAAGCCGTAGCCGAAACCCGCACGGCCGAAGCAACGGAGCGCCAGGCCCGCGCGTACGAGCAGATCGCCGGTCTCTTGCGAGACGTTCCGGCAGTAGACCGATTCGCGGAATTGGACGTGTTGATTTTCGGCGCCGCGGCGGCCGGCGCGGTTCATGCCCTGGCCGCGGCCCGTGAGGCGCAACAGGACTACCAGGCCCGGATGGCGGTCTTGTCGGAGCAGACACGCGCGGCCGGCGGGCACACCCCGGATCGGTGCCAGGACGAGAAAACGGGGCGGTACTACGAATCGGAGTTGGTCCAGTTGTCCAAGGGGCTTGCGGCGGCCGTTCAGGCGGAACGGGGAGCACTGGAAATGTATCGCCTGTCCCGTGGCCTGTCCGCGTCCATCAGCGATGGCCGGCGCGGCAAGACGACGATGATCCACGCCGAGGGTGACGTACACGTTGACGGAGGCGGCAAGGGCGAACCGCTGCCCGTCGCGCCCGTCAGTCCGGAGGAGATAGCCAAGGCGGCGCGGTTCCTGCCTGATGAACAGCGAGCGGCGTTGCTGGAGCAGTTCGAGTCCGCTGTGCGCGCGTTGCGGAAGGCAGGAGAGAAGAAGGGCAAAGGCGGGAGCGCGGGGTAGAGCGTTGCGGCGAGCGAAGCGAGGGTGCAGCTACAGTAACTCCATCCACGGCGATGGAAGGGGGGTGACGGCCGCGCGAGATTTCCGGGATGGTGATGCCCCCTCTCCACAAACCCACCGGTACGCCCATGGGCCGTAGAGGACCTCGCCCTTCATCCGAGAAAGCCGGCTGGTCCCGCACCGGTACTGCGACGGGCCAAAACCCCGGAGCGTTCCGTCCCGCCTCTGCCTCTGCGCCCGTTCAGGTGGCGCCCTCTGCTCCTGCCAACGTCTTGACCATTCTCGAAAACAAGACCGTTGAGCGTGCCCGAGAGTGTTCCTGGACGTTCGCTAACTACGTGCTGGACCGCGACCCCTGCGACATGCATCGGGAGTGGCACGCAGCGCTCGATCGCCACCCGTACTGGATTCTTTTCGGGGCCGTCGAGCTTGCCAAGTCGCAGCAGCTTTCCATCTGCCGCCCTCTCTGGGAACTGGGGCGAGACCCGACGCTGGCGACGGCGCTTATCGGCAACACGGCGACGCAGGCGGAGTTGAGGGGGCGCCAGTACCGGGAACTGCTGGCGTACTCGGACAGAATGCACCGCGTGTTCCCGCGTCTGTACCCGGACCCCCGGGGTCACGACAGCGACTCCATCATCGACGTGATGGACCGTCCGCGTGGAGCGTCGGATCCGTCGATCCGGTGCGTGGGTGTCAACGGACCGCTGCGCCAGTCACGGTTGAACCTGATCACGGCAGACGACGCCGCGGATTTCGGCAACACGCTGACCGAGCACATGCGGGACTTCGTGCACGGGTGGCTGCTGAACGAGGTCGTGGGGCGATTGCTGCCCGGGGGTCGTTTCCGGGTGTACGGGAACGCGGTGCATCCGGACGACTTCATGCACCGGTTCGAGCGGGAAGGGGTGGCTGCGGCACTGGAGGGCGGCGACGAGGAAGGCTTGATCGGTTGGGTGTCGGCGCGGTATCCGATCGACTACAAGGAGGACGTGCTGGACCCCGAGACGGGGCGGGTGCTCCACGAAAAGGGTGAGCCTCGGTTCCCGGGGATGTGGACGCGGCAGCGGATCTTGCAGCGGCGGCGGATCCTGGGGACGGTGGAGGCGGCCAGGCAGTTGGACTGCGTGGCGCGTGACGACTCCACGTCGATGGTGAAGTCCGCGTGGATGGGCGCGGCGCTGGAAAAGGGAAGGCCACGGGACGAGTGCGGGGCGGTGCTGGACGCGATGGATCCGCGGAACCGAGACCGGACGGGGATCGTGCTGGCGCTGAACCACCGGGAGTTGCCGAACGGGACCGTGATGCTGACCGGGACGGATCTCGGGTTCTCGAAGGCGAAGACGGCGAACGAGACGGCGTTCTGCGATGTACAGGTGGAGCCCAGCGGGTTCCGGCGTCTGTTGTGCGTCGAGGGCGGGAAGTGGGATCCGCCGGAAACGGCCAGGACGGCGCAGAAGCACTTGGAGCGGTACGGGAGCGAGGTCTGGGTGGAGAGCACGGGCCAGCAATCGATGCTCCACAAGATGATGCCGGAGCTTGGGTACGCGCGGATCCGGGCGCACTGCACGGGAAGCACGGAGCCGAACCTGAAATCCGAGATGCGGCTGTTTGCCTGGGAGTTGGAACAGGGGATGTGGTCGTTCCCGTCGGACGTAACGGGGACGAAGCCGGCGACGGCCCAGGTGGAGCGGTTGTGCAAGGACATCCTGAACTACCGGGAAGGCGACCACATGCCGGACCGGCTGAGCGCCTTGTTGATCGCGAGGAGCCATGCGCCTCTGCGGCCGTACAAGGAGGCGGTGCGGGAGCCGCGGGTGAGGCTGCGCGGCGGTAGGGTTTGGACGGACGGGGTGTCGAGGCTGGACTTCACGAACGGGCGCAGGCAGGGGGACGGGGACAGCGTGCTGGGGTGGCGGTTCTGGCGAGAGAGGACGAGAAGCGGCTAAGGCACCCGCGTGCATGCAAATTCGCGGACGTGGGTTTCGGATGCGGGGGTGTTGACAACTCCACTCGGCGCTGTACGCTCGCTGTAGGACCCCGGGGAGGTTCGCGATGCGATGCGCACTGCTGCTCGTGCCCCTGCTGGTGGCGTGTCTGTCCGCGAAAAGGGAGCACATGGTGATCGGGGATGCCACCCCTGACGCCGGCCATGACGGGGAGGTGGCTGGCACGGGGGGCGACGACGATGAACCGGATCCCGGTACGCCCCCGGCTCCCGAGTCCGGGGCGGACTTGACGCCCGAGCCGAGCGCCGAACCGGAACCGGAGCCGACTCCTGACGCCGCGGACGGGCCGATCGCTGCGGACAGCCCCGAACCGGACGTTGGCGGGCTGGATGAGCCGATTGACGGTCACGAGGAAGAGGGAACCCCGGACCTGTGCTCCAATGGCGATAAGAACCCAGGCGAAACGGACGTGGACTGTGGCGGCGCCAAGTGCCCACCTTGCCCGAACGACAAATACTGCCTGGACGATTCGGATTGCCTGAGTCTCGATTGCCGTTACGGGGCGTGCAAGGGCGCCGCGTGAATGCGCCACCACGACACTACCGGACGACAAGTAGCCTTGACACCCCAAGTGGACGCATGTACACTTCGTCCTGCCACCCCGTGGGGTGTTGCTGGGAGGTGCCGCATGCTTCGTCGTTCCGTGGCCTTCACCGAAGCCGAGATAACGGCCCTGCAAGAGATGGCCCGTGAGACCGGCTTGCCCATCCCGGAGTTGATCCGCCGATGGGTGGACGCCGCGGTGACGGAGTGGAAGCGGAGGAAGGGGCGGGGCAAGGTCGTTGGTCAGAATGGTCCCTGCCTTCTCTACCCCGGCCTGTCCGCCAAGGACGTGCAGCGGCTTGCGGACGAGGCGGGCGACGCCTCGCGAAAGGTGTAGCCCATGTGCTTCGATTGCTGGCTGAAGCGCGGTTCCCCGAAGTTCAATACCGCGGAGGTCGTGGAGGCGGCTGCGGCGTTGCGCGAAGTCTACGAGCACTCGCTTGTCGGGGGCGCGCTTCACGTCGCCGTTGACGACTTCAATGTGGAGGCGCAGACAGTGCGATGGTGCCTGGACGAGATGGACAAGCCGGGCCAAATCGCGGCATTCGGTTACACGCCCGAGGCCGTGGCGGCGTACCGACGCGCCGGAAATCTGTTGCTGGCGCTTCCATCCGATGAACATCGGGCGGCTGCCGTGGCGCTGCACTTCGGCTACTGGCGCCTCTACAAGATCGAGAAGAGCGCCCCGGCTCCGGGGCGCGGGAGGTAGTAGGGATGGTTTTCACGCAACGCATCCACATTCGCGACGGCGCCGAGCCCGGTGGCAACATCGTTCCGCCCGTTGGCAGGACCGGTAGGCCGTTGTCTGGGATGCAGGTCATGATCAGCCCCCATGGCGATGACCACATCCTTGTCCTTGTGTTCTCCTACGGCGACGAATACAAGCCGGGCGATCAGATGGCGCATCTGGTGTTCCCGCTGCCGAAGGAGTAGCTGATGCCCCACCCCGAGCACCCCATCGTCCGCGCCTTTCGCCGTGCGCGGGGGTGGAGCAAGGCCGAGTTGCGGGCACGGAGACGCGAGCGGCGACGAGAAGAACTGCGCCGCGTCTGCGCTGTATTCTTCGATCCGCCCTTGCCCGAGAACTGCGACTTCGTAGCAATCGTGGACGGGCAGTTGGTCGCCACGCCCAACGCGGCTCGGTGGATGGAGCGATTGGCGCAAGAGGAGGTCCCATGCCCGCACCCCTGACCAACATCGGTGACGTGTTCGTGGATTGCGAGGACGTGTTCGCGATCGAGCCTGCGGATGGAGGCGGTTCCTGTGATGTCGTGTCCCGGTCGGGCGCGATTGTTCGGATTCGCCTTCCGGCCGCGACCGTCGCGCAGTTGCGGGACGAGGCGCTGGAGGACCTTTACGGCCCGCAGTTCATTCCCGGCACGCTCCGCGTTGGCTACGCTCCACCTGTGGGTCGCAAATCATGCCACCTGCCGAGGTTTCGTATCGGCATGACCACGTTCTCTACGCGGCCGCGTCCCGCTCCCGCTGGCCCTTGCGCCGAGTGCCTTCTGCGGGACGACTGCGCGAATCCAGCCCGGACGGACAAGGAGCCCCGCGATGCCTGACAAGCGACCGGACGTGAAGGCGATACGGGAGAGGGCCGCGGCAGTCGAGCCGCCTCCCCGGATCGGGACCATGATCGTAGAGGCCGACTTGGTTTTCGTGGAGAAGGCGCCGGATGTTGTCGCCCTCTGCGACGAAGTGGACCGGCTTCGCGACCTTCTTGCCGGGCCACCCGCGCTCACCCGCAACGAACTCGTCAAGGCCGTGCTGGCGCGTACGGATCTCTCAAATCCGGCCAACGACCCGCGCATCGAGACCCAAGAATGGAACGACATCCTTGGCATCTACGAAGACGCGCGCGCTCTTTGCCGGCACATCGAACGTATCGAGGCCCTGCTGCGGGAGAATCGCGACGTGATCGGCACGTTCGGGCTACCCGACATGGCCGTCCGCATCGACGCGGCGCTGGAGGGGAAGTAAAGTGGAGTGGTCGGCCTACTGGACGGAGGAGTGGATTCCGACCTTGCGTGCGGCCGACTACGCCGCGATCAACAACCGTGCCCGCCAGCGCATGGCGGCGAGCTGTCGCCGGGTTTTAGCCGAGGTGCTTTGTCAGTTCATGGAGGCGTCTGGGCGGGAGTACAAGACGGACTTTTTCAAGGATCCCGTCGAGTGGCCTGCAATGCTGGCAGAAGTAAGGCGGGCGGTTGAGTTGCTGCGGTCTGCCGCACGGGAGTAGTCAGGAGGTTGACCATGCCCCGACCGGACGTGGAGTGGTGGGGAATTGCATGCTGTGTCGATGACAGATGGTACGTCTGCGGACCATGGACCGAGAAGCAGGTGTTGACGTTGATTAAAATAGCGCCATGGGCGAACGCCACGATTGACGGCAAGCGGGCGCCGTTTTTCAGTACCAGAGCATCCGCTCAGGCGAAGTGCGACAATCTCAATGGACTTGCCCCGGCTGCCCGCATCGACGCCGCGCTGGGGAAGGGGCAGACGGACAACGAGCGGAGGCGCGCGCCATGAAGTTCCTCGACCGTCGCCACCGATGGTACGTGTCGCGCCGGGACGTGAAGCGGAACCGGATCCACTACCGCTGCCGGGCGTGCGGGGCGAGGCAGACCACCATCCTTGATGTCCCCCGGTTTATTCGGGAGGAAGTGTACCCGCCAGCCAAGGTGGAGGCCATGTTGTCGCGGCAGGTGTCGATCTGGTCGCGGTGCGCGAAGTACGTGGTGGCCCATGCCTGACCATGCCCGGTCTCGGCTTGCAGACGAAATTGCGCGTCAGAAGCGCGACAACGCCGAGTTCGCCGCCTACGCCGATGCCGTGATGCGCGGCGAGCAGCCGGCGCACCCAGTGTTCCTGGTCGCGGAGTGGAGGCGGATGAGGTTGTGGACAAGCCGCAGGTGGTGGCCCGGGCCTGCGTCAAGGGACCGGCGCGGTGCCTGCGTGAAGCCGGGCCGTGCGACTGGCACGGCGCCGATCCTGTTGGTTGCCCTTCCGCTGAGGTGGCTTGATGGTTGATCCTGTCCTCATCATGGCCCTATGCCTGGACGGCCCCGCCATCGGCCGCTGGTGGGAGATCGGCACCACCCCTGCCGACGTGTCCGACGACGACGTGCCGGTGCCCGTGATAGGCATGGGTCCTGGCCGCGTGATCGTGACGGACCTTCCGGCGAACGTGCAGACAGTGCCGTACCGCTGCATCGGCCGGCACGTCGTCGTGGAACTGCCGGATCCCCGGTACGTCGCGTGGGTCGTGCTGTACCGGGAGGTTGTCGCGGACGGAGCGACGGACACGCCAGTCCCCCACATCCCGCGACTGCTTGTGGACGACATCGCGCTTTGGTGCGCCGCCCGCATCACGCAAGACGTGACGCTTCAACTGGCCGACAAGGACGCGCCCGCCGACGCCTGACACCGCCGCGACCCGTGCCAAAAAGTCACCACCGCAAGTCCGAATGGTGACAAAATGGCACGGTTTTTCCTGAACGCATTCGCGGACTTGTGACCACTTCCAAAATTCGCTCTTGTTTCAGCGCACTTCTACCACCCAGAATGAACGCGCGTGGCGGCCCCTCGTGCGGAGGCGGGCATGAGCTTCTGGGAATCGCTCGGCAGCGGGTTGATCGGCGGCCTTCTCGCCCCCTTTGGGCAGGCGGCCAGCGAGGGCGTGCTGGGCGCCATCGGGCTCGGTTCCGACAAGCCGAAGCAGATTGCCCCCCCGCAGATGCGCGAGACGCCGCAGATCGGTGTCCAGCGTCGCCAAATGATGCCCCCGCAGATGCCGCAGGAGGTGTGACGCATGGCCGCTTCCACCGATCCCTCCACCCCGATGATTGGGCTTCCGAAGCAGAAGACGGCCGCCGCGGGCATGTTCTCGGGCGGTGTCATGGACCCCTCGCAGCAGATTGACTGGTCGCAGGTCGCCCGCGCGGTGTCGAAGCCCGCCGCGACCACGGCCGGCGCATCGCAGCAGCCCGGAGCGCAGGGTGCCCCCGGGCAGGCCACTCTCCGCAGGTACGGCCTGATCGGGGCCGGCCCGTCGAGGGGTGCAGGGTCCACCGGGTACTGAGCGACGGGGAAGGCGCGTGGCGAACATCGTCCAGCGCATCGCGCAGAAGATTGCAGGTAAAGCGAACCCGGACGCCGTGCGCCCGGAGTCTGGTACGCCTGAGGCCGGCACCATCCCCGAGGAACTCCAGGGGCAGGAAATCTACAGCCCGGGCGACCTGTTCCGCAAGTCCGACGACTGCGAGGCACGCAAAGCCCGCCTGAAGCGGGGCTGGCGCGAGGCTCTGGCGATCTACCACAAGCACCACTGGCTCGCGTCCTACCAGAACACGACCGGCGGCTTCGACGGCCACTGGTTCGTGGACGAGCAGGCGGACGCCGCCTGTCAGACTACGGTGAACCTGTGGCGCGGCAAGGCAGATGCCCTCGTGGGTCTGTTCACGGCCGGGAAGCCGCTGCCGCGCGCGGTCCCAATCGGCACCGATTCCGACGACGTGGGCCGAGCGCGCGCCACGGATGGCCTGCTCCGGCACATGTGGTCGCTCACCAAGCACCAGTCGGTCCTCATCGACATGGTGAAGTGGGGGGTGATCTCGGGGACCGGCTACTACAAGGTCTATTGGGACCCGGACGCGGGCGTGCCCGTTCCCGATGTGGAGTGGGACGAGACGGCGGGCGACCCGATCCCCGTAACAGACGAAAACGGCGTTCAGCAGACGGATCCGGCGACGGGCGAGCCGCTGACAACCCCCTCCGGCGCGTGGCGCGAGACGGGCACCTACAGCATGAGCGGGTGCCTCATCCATGAGTCGCTTCCCCCGTTCAACGTCGGGTTCATGGACGGCGTGCCGTTCGAGCGCAGCCCGTGGGTGTACCACCGCTCCGGCTACGACCCGGATGTGCTGTGGGAGCGGTTCGGCGCGAAGTGCAAGCCCGACACGTGGCCCGAGGACCTGGACACGGGCGGCGTCATGCGAATGGATGTCCCGCACCACTCCGGCGACCCGTCCATGGTCGAGGTCATCGAGTGGTGGCAGCGGCCATCCGTGAAGCACCCGATCGGCTTGCACATCATCGCGACCAGGGAGCGGCGCCTGCTTGTGGAAGCATGGCCGAAGGAGAAGCCGATCCCGATCATCATGTGGCGCGCGAACACGGTGCCCGGCTCCCCGTGGGGGGTCAGCGCCGGGACCGACGCCATCGACCCGCAGAAGGTACTGAATTCGATCTGGTCCGATCTCGCGATGAAGGTTTCGGAGGAGGGAGAGCCTTCCTGGCTTGGGACCGAAGAGCAAGCCAACAATCACCACTTCGAGCGCGGCCCGGGGCGGTTCAATTGGGTCAAGACCATTGACAACACGAACAATCCGCCGCCGCAGCAGATCAAGCTTGCGCCGATGTCCGACGCGAACATGAAGATGTTCGCACTCGCCAAGGAAGCCATCGCCGACACCTGGCGCATTCCCGACGTGTTCCAGGGGATGATCAAGGACGACGAATCGTCTGGCCGCGCGATCTCCTACCGCATTTCGCAGACCAACCAGAACTTCACGGCGCCCGGAGCGGAGCTTGCACAGGTCGAGAAGGACTGTTGGATGATGTCTCTCGAACTGTGGCGGAAGTACGGGCCGGAAAAAGAAACGATCGAAGTCGTTGGGCCAGACGGCAACGCCGCGCTGCGCCCGTTCCTGCGAGAAGAGATCAGCTACCGGACGCTCGAACTGGACGAATCCAGCATTCTCGTCATGTCGCCGGCCGCCATCAACGAGCAAGTCGAGCGGTGGGTCACGGCAAAACTGCTCACCCCCGAGGAGGGGCGCCGGCTCGCGACCATGCGCGGCTTGTCTAGCCTGGACCAAGCCGACGCGGGCGCCGACGACCGCGCGTGGGCGCGTGAGAACATCGAGCTCTACCTGAAGGAAGGCGTCGTCCCCGTCATTCTCCGCCAGATGAACCGCGCCATTCACTTCGAAGAGACGTGCGCGTGGGCGAAGAAGCCCGAGTGGCGGTCGATGGACACCCCGGTCCACGAGGCGACCGCGACCTACCTTGCCCAACTCGAAGCGCAGATCCGGCAGGACCAGGGGGCGGCGCAGCCCCCCGACCCGAACGCAGGCGGAAGCGGCCCGAAGGCCGTCGCCGATACCACCGCTGTCCCGGCTGGGGGCGGTGGCGAATCAACGTCGCTTCCGGGCAATCCCTCGCCCACCACGTCCCAGGTGGGGGAACCCGGAGGGGGCGGACCAGGGGTGGACGCTGCGGCCGAGGCCGGGCAGCGCGCCCAGATGTAGGGACGCCGGAGGTATCCGATGGTGCCGAAGTGGGCGCAGGAACACGCAGGGTTCGCCTCCTGCAACTTCGCCGAGGGTTCCGAGAACGACGCCGACGGCGACGGCGCTGGTGCCGGATCGGGTGCGGGTGAGGGCGAAGGCGCGGGTGGTGGGGGCGGAAGCGGCGATGGCGGTGACACCCGCACGACCGACGACCGCGGCTCGCGGCACGAGCCCCCCAGGGGTTCCGAGCGGTGGAACGAGGTCTACAGCAGCCACGCCCGACTGAAGGCGCTGGTGAAGGAGGGCTTCGACGAAAAGGACTGGCGGGCCAACCGCGACGAGTTCAAGAAGTTCCGCGACAGCAAGGCGGAACGGGACCGCATCCGCCAGGAGCACGCGCAGTACGAGGCCGGCGAGCACCCGAAGTTCAAGGAGCGGGAGGTCGCCAGGTACGAGCAGGGGTTCAACATCGCGAACGAGCGGTGGGTGGACTTCCTGAAGGAGCGCGGCATCTGGGAGGAGGTCGAGCCGCACCTCAAGGACTACAACGAGCGGTCGGCCAGGGGCAAGACCGGCAGGCGAGACGACGGCCAGCGGGACACGCGGCGCGAGCCCGACCGGCGCCGGGAGCCCGAGCGCGAGCCCGACGACGCCCCCAAGCCCATGACGCACGACGACTTCCTGTGCAACATGCGCGAACGCGAGATCAAGCGGGCGATCAAGGAGTGCGTCGGCAAGTCCCCGCTCAGGGACGACCCGGAGTTCGCGCGTTCGGCCGAGTGGGCGGTGTACCGCGCGCTGGAGGCCGAGCAGAAGAAGGCCGGCGGCACGCTCACGCACGAGCAGGCGGACGCCATCGCGGCGAAGGTGCCCGAGTTCTACGCCGCGTTTGAGGCCGCCGAGAAGAAGCGGGGCGAGGCGTGGGCCAAGCACCAGATCGAGGCCGAGAAGGCCCGGCGCGCGGAGGCGAGCCGCACCACCCCCGCGGGGGGCAACCGGCCGGCGGGCATGAGCCTGAACCAGGCGCTTGAAGCCGAAGAGGCGGCGCTGCGGGCGAAGGCAAAAGCCCGGGGGATTTACTAGGGAAACACGGGCACGACCTTCGGTGGTTGGGTCCGCCGGGGAAGCCCGTCAAGGCGAGGAGGAACGGAGATGGGATACGACGGGACTGACCTGATGAAGGTCGTGTACAACGAAGAGCGGATCGAGACGACGCTCGCCAAGCGGACGGCGATCTGGGACCGCGTGAAGAAGTACACCGAGTCCAAGCCGCAGGGCGGCGGGGCGGGCGGCCAGTACTTCGAGTTCTACGCCGAGACGGTGCGGTCCACCTCTTCGGGGTGGATCGACCCGAACGGCTCGACCCGCACAGCGTCGAACCCCGATGGCGTGCTCGGGCGGGTGTACGCGAAGTACCGGCACCACCCGCTGGAGATCAACGAGGCCACGATGTCGCAGGCCGACACGAACTGGCAGGCGTACGAGAACGGCCTCAAGCGGCTGCGCGACTCGATGATGGACGACAACAACCGGAAGCGGTGCCTGTCGGTGTACGGCAACCGGTTCGGCGTCATCGCGTTCACCAGCGGCAATGGCTCCTACGGCACCGTCGGCACGCCACTGCCCGTGAACGGCCAGTACGGCTTCACCGATGGCGCCGGGAACAAGGTGATCTGGGGCGCCGAGTCCTTCGAGCAGGGCGACCAGATCCTCATCTACGACCTCGCGGGCGGCACGGGCTCCGTGCAGGCTCGCACCGTGGTCAACCGAACCCCGGCAAACCCGGTGCTCGGGACGGCGGGATCGCTCGTGCTCAACAGCGCCGTGACCCTCGTCACCGGGCACACCTACATCATCGTGTTCGGCGAGCAGGACGGCTCCTCGACATCCTCGACGGCCAAGTCCGACTACTCGGCTTCGGGCCGAGCGGCGCAGGGCTTCGCGGATCTGTTCTGCACCGCGGACACGGCCCCGCTCACCGCGAAGTACGAGAACATCACCCACGCGGACTCCACCGACGACCAGTACGCGCCGCGGTGGAAGCCCTCCGTCTACACCGGGGGCACCGCCGGCACCGCCGAGTCGATGGACTCCTCGCACCTGACCAAGGTGGTCATGGGGCCGTCCACCGAGTCCGGGCGCAAGATCAACGTACTCGTCATGAACGACGCCCTGTTCCAGTCGTTCATGAACTACTTCGAGCAGCAGGTCATCTTCCCGCCCACCGACTTCGAGGGCGGCATGCGCAAGGCGACCTGGCAGCTCCCGGACCACAAGGTCGAGCTGTACTTCGACGCGCTGGCCCCGCACGGCTGCATCATCGGGCTGTCCGAGGACAAGATGCGGCGCTTCGAGGTTCGCAAGCCCGGCTGGATGAACCGAGGCGGCAACGAGTTCTACCTCGTGGACGACAAGCTCGCGTGGAAGATGATCTGGGTCGAGGGCTGGACGTTCGGGACCTTCGCCCGGGCGGCGCACTCGATCCACAAGGACATCCGCGAGGAAGTGCAGCTCTTCACCTGATCGGGGTGACGGGCGCGTGAGGGACCGCGGGTGGCGGCTCCCGGGGCGCTCCGGTTCGCCACCGGAGCCCTTCCCCGGGGTGGTGAACGGGCCGGGTGCCTCGGGAGCCGCCGCCAACGGAACCTGCCAGAGTTTTGAACCGGGGAAGGGAGGTGCATCATGGGCGGCCTGGGTAACGTCCAGTTCAAGGAAGACTACTTCGCATCCAAGGCGGCCGAGTACGCGGAGCAGTGGGGCACGCCCCCCGGCGATGCGCACGAGGATCTGGACCGCGAACTGAAGGGGTACGAGCCCCGACTGGCGCTGAAGTACCACACGCCGACCCGCCGCTTCTGGGTCTGCACGGAACTGCTCGGGTACAGCGGGCTCTACTTCCCGGCGTTGAACGTGGGGTACTGCCCGGACCACAGCGAGGTCATGGCGAAGGTCCGGGAGAACGTCGAGAAGGTGCGGCGGCGCGAGGCGGCACGCGAGCACCAGAAGCAGGTGGAGGCAATGAGGGAGCGGGACGCCCGGCTGCCGTCCGAGATGGGCGAAGCCGCGATGCCCGACTTCCCGAGGGTACTACACGCACTCCACAAGCACGATGACGCTTGGGCGCGGCGGCAGAAGGCCGAGGAGATCGCGAAGGACATGAGGCGGGTGTTTCACCGTCCGACCGTGGACGGCGTGACCATCGAAACGTGAGGCGGCGATGACGCTGACCGAAGCCCTCGCCCAGACGCGCAGATTCGCGGGTCTGACGCCCGTGGACATGGCAACCTCGGACCTGTCGTACTTCCTCGCGCAGGCCGAGTTGGAGATCGCGAGGGAGCTTGTGGAAGTGAACCCGGACATGGCGGCGGATCGGGACATTGTAACGATCCCCGGCAGCAGCGGGCCGGATCACTTGTTTGAGACGAGCCCGGCGAACCTGCCCAACCTCGGCTCGGGTAGGTGCGTCTACAAGATCCGCGAGATGTTCTGGCTCGGGTCCACAACTAGCGGCATCCGCTCCCGAATATCCATGACGAGCGATCCAGTCGAGTTGTCGGGAGCGACGGTGCCGGTTGCCAAGACGCCGCACACGGCAAGTTCGGTGCGGATCCTGTTCGACGGGTCGAAGCTGCGGATCTACCCCCCGCAGTCAGGGGGCATCACGCTCGAGATCGGGTACACACGCGTTCCGACGGCGGCCACGGGTACGACGGCGCCGGGCAACACGATTCTCAAGGACTTCCCGGCCGGCACGTCGGCACATCTAGCTGACGCGCTGGTCTGCATGACGGCGGCTTCGGCGGCGCTCGGGGCGTGGGGCCGAAACAACGGGTGGCAGGAGGGGCGTGTAGCGGAAATGCGCGACTCGCTCGTGCTGCCGCTCGGCCTCCTCCAGCGGGCCGAGTCGTCGGTCAACGTGGGCTCGCGGTGGGTCCTCGACTACCGGGTGGTGTAGAGGCATGGCGCGGTCGCGACAGCCTGGACAGGAGAGCAACGAGCGGGTCGTGGAGATCGGCGCGCCGTTCTCCGGCATGACGGACGTGCTGGAGCCGAACCAGCCGCAGACCGTGTATGCCGCGAACGTCACGTGCCGGCACGGCTACTTCGATGCGATTCCGAAGGCTGTCCCGATCCCCCGCACGAACCAGGCCGGAAACTACATCCCGTGCGAACTTGGGTTCTGGTCCGAGGCCGAGGCCGGAAAGCGCCTGACGGTCTGGCTCGGAAAGGCGAAGTCGCCATCCCCGTCTGCCGGCCACGTCATTCTGAATGTCGTCGTTTCGGGCAAGCGGACAGAGACGGATCTGACCGAGGTGTACGGCGAGGGGGTGCCCGACACGGCGCACTACTCGTTCGCGGAATACCGGCGGGAGGTGTTCTTTTGCGGGGGCCATTGGGTCTACCGGCTGAACCGTGACACGCTGGCCGTGGACGTGTTGACGCTTGCGCAGAACCCCGATCCGCACTCGGTGGACATCCCGTACCTGGCTGGACGGCTGTGCGCGAGCCGGGTCGAGGTCCATCTCGACGGGCTGTGGTTCGTGATTCCGCGCCGGGTGACGATGCCGACGACGCTCACGCTGGCCGTGACGGACCCGAACATCGCTGATCCAAGCAAGATTGTGGCGGGCGGCTGGGACATGCATCCGTCCGACGTGTACTGCACGGACCCGCAGGAGCCCGCCGCAATCCAGGGGGGCAGCAAGGGGTCGTACTGGAACATGAGCATGTTCGGCGATGGCTCGCCCGTCGCGACGCTCATGTCCTGGGACCACAAGCTGGTCGTCTGGACGAAAGAGTCTGTGTACGTCGTGTCCGGTTCCGGCGCCGAGGACATGGTGGCCGATTGCGAGCAAAAGGGGGCCGGGTGCGTTGCTCCGGCTTCGGTTGCCCTTGTGCGCGACACGCTGTTCTGGCAGGGCCGAGGCGGGGTGTACTACTGGCCCAAGGGCGGCCAGATTCAGATGGTGCCCGGGACCTCGTGGCTGTGGGGCACCGGGCGCCCCGCAATCCAGGGTTTGATCGCCATCGCGGATCGAACCTCGACGTGGAGCAAGCCATGGACCCCCGTAGCCTACGGGCAGGGCGCGAACTACGCGGACACGCACTACGTCCTGACCGGAAACCCGGGGCTGCTTTGCATCGAGGCCGCGACGCTCGCTGCTTCCGTCATCGAGCGGGGCACGTTGGAGAACCCCTACTCGGCGGTGTACACGGACACGAGTGCGGACGGCGCCACGTTTCGGCTCGTCGTCGTGGATGGGGAATACGGGGCCAAAACGATCACGCCCGGCACGTCGAACAACAACCGCGCGGTCGGCGGCGCGCACCAGCCGACGCTTCTGTTCCGGGTGCCGTTCGTTCCGACGCAACCGCTCGCAGCGAAGCAGATTGCGGCGCGCGTGTCGTCCACGAACTGCCAGGGGACCTACAAGGTCATCGCGCTGGACGACGCGGTGCGGCTCGGCTCGTTCGGAGCCGCTTCGCCGCCCGTAAAGGACGACGAGTACACGGGCGGGACGTTCGACGCGCCACCCGGCGGCAACGAGGAGTGCGGGATTTACGGGCAGGGTGCCGAGGCCGATCCTCACGCGACACCGCCGGTATTGCCGTGGGGCACGCTGTACGGCGGCGACCCCAACCAGCAGAACTATCCCCGGTGGGCGCCGACCGGGCCGCTGTCGTTTCGGGCGTTCGTCAACGCGATCGGCTCGGACTTCCTCGTATGGGTGAAGTTTTCGGGCAGCCGTTCGTTCTCGGTGGAGCGACTGGCGCTAGTGGTGGAGGAAACGACGTGAACCCGTCCACCATCAACGCTCCCCGGGTGCGAATCGTGCCATCGCCCGGCCCGAACGTAGACGCGGGAGTTGTGCGCAACGCCCGTGCCACGCTCACGACCATGGACCTGCGGGTGGTGGTCGCTGACGACGTGCGCGCGCTGCGACAGGCGTGCGCTAACCCGCGCGTGCCTGTCGTGAAGCTGCGAGGGGGCGTCGAGTACCTTCTGCGGTCCGATCTGGCGGTCAGGCACGGGATCGTCATCCAGGGTGTGCCCGGCGCGACCATCAAGCCGTACTCGGCCGACTACGCGCCCGAGATCGTGGTCGATGCGGCGTCCAGCGCGGATGTGGAACTGCGGGACCTGTGGACGTACTGCCCGGTGCTGGCGGTGACCCCCATCGAACTGCGGGGCGCGCGGCTGCTCGGGGACTACGGAACGGCACACGCCTCGGCGCTGGTGGACATCTACGGCGCGGCGGCGGGATCGGGGCTGATCGGCTGCCGGTCTAGCGCCGGGTTCGCTGGGGTAGGAATGCAGATCGACGCGGCCGCCGGCGGTTCGCGGGTGATCGGGTGCGACTTCGCTTCGTGCGCGACGCCCTACAGGCTCGCGACAGCCGGAGGGCATCACTACGGAACGCTGACTGGCACGGTGTCGGACGTGAACCACGGCGCGGTGACGCTGTACTAGGGAGGGCTTGACCATGGCCGCTGATTTCGATTGGGACGAGGTTGCAACAGGCGCCGTGGTAGAGGCCGAGGACGTGAACCAGGGCAAGAACGTCACGGACAAGCTGAACAGCAAGGAGCTGGACCGCGAGAACATCCTGACGGACCACACTTACTTTTCCGTCACCAAGCGGTTCTACTTCCAGGCTGCATTCCCGGCTGACTGGGACGATAGGTTCATCGTTCTTCCCGACATCGATGCGAAATACATCGGTTGCGGGTGGTGCAGCAACGCTTATGCAAACACGAACTTGAAGGTTACAATTATGGGAGTTGCCGACGCGATGGATGCCAACCTCGCCGACGCCTACTCCTATCTCCCCGGCACTCCCACGGCATTGAACGGCCACGCGGTTCGTGTCACGTGGAGGGACCTGACGGGAGCCAAGTTCGGCGCAGACAAGTACCTTGAGGCCGAAGTGTACTTCGCGGCCCCGATCGTGAAGGAGCCCGGGACGTAGAGGAGGTTCGCGATGGCCGCTCCGCTGTACGCAGACAAGAAGGTGCCGACGCCGCAGAACCCTGGTCCGCACTTCCAGGGCGCCGCTGCCGCGCCGGGATCCACGTTCGCGGTGTCGCCGAAGCCGCAGCCGAAGCCCGCGGCGCCGGGTGGCATCAACGCCTTCCCGTCCGGGGCCGATCGTCCCGACTTTCGTTCCGTCATGCAGGCGAGTAGCGCGCCGAAGCCCGCGAGTCCGGGTAACGGCGGGGCTTCGCAGCAGGGCGCGGCACCAAAGATGCCCCCGGAGATCGCGCAGGGGGCGCCCGCGTCGGGTGCCGTCGCGCAGCCGGCGCCGAAGCCGCAGGGGTTGTCGCAGCCGTTCGGGAGCTTCGGGGCCAAGGCAGCGATGCAGGGGGCGCCAATCAACACGGGCGCGTTGCGGCAGCCGTTCGGCATGGTCGCGAAGCCGATGTACCAGCAGACACCGCCCCCGCCCCCGCCCCCGCCGCAGGACGCGCAGGCCACCGGCGGAACCCCAGATCACCCGATGGTCATACTGGACCCGAACAGCCAGGCGTACGAGGATGCGAAGGAATCGGCGACCGCCCCGAAGCCGTTTGTTCCGCTGGACCCCGAAGCCGAAACAGCGACGGACGCCTACATCAAGCAACTCGAGGAGAAGGCGCAGGAGATAAACACGCTGTCTGGCGCGCCGACTGAAGAAGCGCTCAAGGCGCGACAAGAACTCATGGAGTTTAAATCCAAGATCGCCGAGGATGCCTTCAACGCGAACCTGGAAAACGCGCGCAACAGCGAAGACCGCTACGTCACGCCCGACACGATCTCCACGACCCCCGAGAAGCTGACGGGCGAGTCCCCGCAGTTCATCGACGAGAAGGCGATTGAGAAGGGGTACAACGACCTCGCTACCAACATCGCGGAGCGGGAGGCGGCGGTCAACGCAACCTACGACAAGACGCAGTTCCAGGCCAAGCAGGATGCCATGCGCCGGAACGCCGGCATGGGGCGGTCGTCGTCGGGCATTGGGGAGGCGTCGTTGCAGGGGCTCGACGCCGAGATGGCGACCGCGCGCGCCAAGGAGATTTCCCAGGTCCACAAGGAGGCGTTCGACCAGGAGCGACAGCGGCTCAACGACCTCGCGGCACTTGCGGACCAGTCCAACGACCGCACGGTTCAGTCGCAGATCGCCTTCGAGCAGGCGTGGACCAACCGGCTGGAGCTCGCCATGAACCAGAGCGAGGCCGAGTACGCGAAGGTGCAGGCGACCAAGACCAACTTCCAGAACACCCTCACCGGCCTGCTCGGGCAGTTGTACGACGAGGGCAAGGTAGACGATGACGGCGAGGCCGCGCTGGCGCTCGCGTACCAGCAGTTCGCAGCGGCGGCCAACGCTCAGCCCCCGCTCACGCCCGACCAGCTTGACCAGATGGCGGACACGATCATCGCTGATTTCGCTGCGACCATCGAGCCCGAGTCGCAGTTGTACGACTAGGAGGGGCGCGCCATGGCAATCCAGGTTCCGCAGCGGATCGTGCCGGCGTCCTTTCACAAGCCGGACGAGCCTTCCTGGGGCACGCTGTTCAAGCAGGCGTCGGCAGAGGCGCTCGGCAAGACGGCCATCGGCCTGCCCGCGAACCTCATCGGGCAGGGCATCGACTACGCCATCGGGGAGGCGCGGAACAGGAAGAAGGCGAAGCGCGATCTCGACCAGAAGATCGCGGAGGCCCTCCTCGGCGGTCCCGGTGCCGGAAAGGGGGACGGACCCGGCACGGGGATCACGGGCCACAACATTCTTGTGGATGAAGTGAACGCGAAGGCGGCGCTGGGGGAGCGTAAGGGCACGCTCGGTGCGCCGGGCACGGATAGTGCCGCCCCTGCCCCTGCCATCGGTCCGACCATCGCACCCAAGGCCGCCGAAGAAGCGGTAAAGGTGTCGCCGCCCGCTAGTCTGCCGGGTGGCGCGAACCGCATCGGGCTCCCTGTAGCGGGCCAGCCAACCGTGCGCGTTCGCCGGGCCGAGCCGCCTGCCGCCGCGGACGCTGTGTTCGGGGAGGGTGTGCTGGACCGTGCCATTGGCAAACTGCCGACCATGCCAGGCGCCGGCGCGGCGTCCAAGCCTGCTGCATCTCCCGCCCCCGGCCCGACGCTTCCCGAGGCGCCCCCGGGCATGACCATGACCCGGCTCCGGCTGGCGACCCGTGAACCTGCCCTCGGCGCCATGATCGGCAAGGAGCAGGAGTACATCGACAAGACTCGCTCCACTCTGCCCGCACTGACCGAGGCGACAAAGGCTTCCGCCCGTGGCGCTCAGGGGGCGGCGAACTCCGTGGAGGACTACCGCATCGGCGCTGATCGTTCGGAGCGGGATCTCGCCGCGCTTGTCAAGGAGCATGGCCCGTTCAAGCCCATCAGCCTCCGCGAGGCACTAAACCCGGATTTGTCGTTTGCTCAGACCGTGGAGACGCTCGGCCGGCTCATGGACGAGGCCGAGGCGCAGCCGGGGTGGACGAAGGCGAAGGCGCTGGCGCTCGCTTCGCGGAAGGCGCGCGAGGCCGCGGAGCCGTGGGCGAGGATGGCGAAGGAGTTGTCCGTCGCCGCGAACCAGACAGACGAAACGGTCATGCGGGCGCAGCGGAACGCGATCGAGGCGCGGGACCGATTGTGGAACATGGCCGCTACGTTCGAGCGGGAGATGGAGGGGAAGCGGGGCGGCGGAACGGGCGGCATCAAGGACGACACGATTATCCGGCTCAACGAGGCGAACGAGGCTGCGCTGGTGCAGAACCAGCGGGACATCGACACCGCCAAGGTCGCTGCGTTCAACAAAGCGAAAGAGGAATTGGGTAAGGACGCGACCGGGGCCGATGTGAAGGTCCGCGCCGAACGGATCCTTGCCGACGACTCGACCTACAAGGCGCTGGAACTGGCGCGCGTCGGTATGCTCGACCAGCGCAGCGACCTCAACTCCACGTTCCAAAAGAAGCGGGGCATCAACCTTTCCTACGTCCCCGACAAGGGCCGGGATGCCCGCGACCGTGACGTTGCCAAGGCCGAAGCCAAAACCAAGGCCGACACCGAGAAGCAGCGACAGGCGCGGATCAAACAGATCGACACCGAGATCAAGTGGCGGACGAACGCGCAGATGACGCGCGAGAGCCGTCCCGGCGGCGTGAGCGTCAAGGTCAAGGCGTACAACTACGACCAGTTGCAGAGGGAGATCGATGCGCTGAAGGGGGAGCAGGCCGCGCTCCGCAAAGGTGACGGCAAGTAGCGATGGGCGACATTCTCGACCAGTTGGCGAAGGAACACGACGCCGCGCGCGCTGGCAAGTCTGCGGGCGTTGGCGTCCCGGCCAGCGGCGACGTGCTCGACCGGCTCGCCGCAGAGCATGACGCTCAGAGGGGTGCGCCGCTTGCGACCGCGACAGTACCAACCCCGGAGTTGCCCCCAGCTTCCGCGCCAACGCCGAGCAAGCCTGGTGCGCTCGGTCGCATGGCCGCCAACGTGGCGTCTGTCGTGCCTAGACTCCGCGACACACCCCGCGCCGACGTGCATTCGGCCATCGGTGCCCCGTCCGGCGTCAGCAGCCTGACCCTGACGCCGGTGGACCGAAGCGCGGAGATGTTCCCGCCCGAAGCCGGTCCGTCAGCCCCAGGTCGCCCGATGGTCCGCAAGCCGAGCGGCATCGAGCGCAGTTTTGCGACGCGCGCCGAACTGTCTGGTAGCATCAGACCATCGCTGCCGGCCACGCCGTCTGCCGAGGAGTTCGACCGCACAGGTTGGCGCATGGCCCGCGATGCGGACCGCGGGAGGAACCCTAGCCCTATTCCGGGTGTTGACATTGCGTTTCGGTCAATGGAAGACCGGATGCAGGAAAGGCCCAAGGGCACTCTTGGCGAGGCAATAGGCAACTCGGCCGTCACCATCGGCCACGCGCTGCCGGCGTTCGTGGAGTTTCTGGGCAACACTGGAAAGGCCGCGCTCGCGTCGCCCTACGACCTCTGGAATCGGGGCGCGAAGGCCATTGGGCTAGCGCCCGGGTACGGTGCCGACGCCGCCAGCGAAGCGGTGCGGGAAGGCGGGGCCGCGGTCAAGGGCTTCGTGGAGTCCGTGCCCGCCGCCATCGGCGCGACCATGGGCAACATCGGCAACCCCCGCGCCGCCCTGTCTGACCCTGTGCGGACGACGATGGATGCCGCAGGTGCCGCCGCTCCCGTGATGATGGGCCTGGGAGCTGCTAGCGCCGCAGGGGCACCATCCGCGCTCGGGGAGGGCGCCGGCGCGTTGGCCCGCGTCGGGGAGATCGCTGGACGCGCCACGTCGGGCGCAATGCAGGGCATGGGTGGGCAGCGGCTTGGGTCGCGGCTCGTCAGTGAAGCCGGCGGCCACTTGAACAGGGCCGGTGTAGCGGCGGCGGCCGCGGACTCGCTGCCGGGCGCAATCGCCGCCGGGGGAGCGGAGTTTGCGAAGGGCATAGGGAAGGGCGCCGCCGGGCTCGCGCTCGACCAAGCAATCGGCGGGCACCGCAATCTCATCAACGCGCCGCAGTGGGGCATCGGCCTCGTCGGCAAGGGACTGAAACTGTCCCCGACGCTGCGGAAGGGCCTTGTGTCTCCGGTCGAACGCGAGGCCGAAGGGTTGCGGGCGCTGCTTGAGGCCGACCCGCGCAACCCCGTTCGGCTGGCAACCGCGCGACAGGAGGCTGAGTCACTCCGGGGCCAGTACGTCGAGCCGGTGCTGGGTCGCATGTCGAAGGTGCCGCGCGAGTCGATGGAAATGCCGCCGGCCGAACCGCTGTACGGGTGGGAGAAGCGAATCGGTCCCGAATTGCCCGAAATGCGGGATTTGCCCGGCGGCGGGGTGCGGGTCGCTAACCGGGAGAACATGCCGCCCCGAATGCGGTTCCGCTCCGATGAGGGCGCGCAGAACCGCGTCGTAGACCTCGGCCGCGTCTATTCCGCGCTGGACGCACCGGCTGGCGGATTCGTTCGGGTGCTGGACAAGGACGGGATGGTCGCGTGGGAGCGCGAACTCGGTCCCGGCGGCCAGATCCCCCGCGAAGCCCGACGCGAGATGTTCCGCGCCGCTCGCGCCAACCCAGGCTCGCGCATCGAAACCGAGGTCGTTCCCCGCGGCGGACGTGATGCGCCTTCGCGACTGCCCACGGAGCAGCGGGATGTGTCCGCTGTCGTCGCCGGGCAGTTGGGTTCCATGCAGGCGACCATCGCGATGGAGGCGTTGCGGACCCTGCCAGCAGATGTAGGTGAACTCGCGGCCGAGCAGTTGTTCAAGCGGCTACCGCATTCCAAGCAGTTCGCCAAGCAGTACGGGCTTCCCGAGCGCACTGACTTCCCGCAGGGCGTTACATCGGCGCTTGACCGCACGCTCGCGCAGAAGGCCGGCGACGTGGAGCACATGAACACGGCCGAGAACGTGCTGGAAACGCAGCGCGCGCAGGCCGACGAAATGGTCAACAACGTCGCCGTCCTGCGAACCGCGGACCGCTGGCTGACCGAGATGTCGGCGCGCGCCCGTGCCCCGCGTCAGGCCGGCATTCCGTACCGCACCGTTAGCTTCAAGGACATGCCGACCGAGGCGCGCGCGCTGGTGCGCCACTACCTTGGCACGAACCACGGTAATCTGACGCAGGCGACAGCCTCCCGCGCGCAGGTTCCGGCCGCGACTGCTGATGTGGTCGAAGCTATGTTGGCGACGCAGAAGCGCGGCTGGCAGCGGTGGAGCCCCGGCCCGGTCGGGCGCGGACTCGACAAGGCGCACGGGGCCTACGTCACCGCGCAGTTGATGGTGCTGCCTACGTCCGCGCTGAACAACACCCTATCGAACTTGACGCAGGCGTTGCCAGCGGTACTGGCAGAGGGGCTGACCGACTACGCCGGGAACCTCGTGCGCGCGACGGTGGATTACGCGACCGGACCCAGGGGCTTGCCCGACATGCGCGCACGCCTGGACTTCGGCCACGGCCGGGCACTAACTCGCGGCGAGCTCGTCCGCGCGCTCGGTGGCGAAACCGCCTACGGCATCGAGAGCAGGGGGTTGCAGCCCGGTGGCAGGATCGGGCAGGCGGTCGAGTGGAACAAGCAGCAGTACGGGCAGGGTGCGCTGTCAGACATGGCCTCGAAGGAGGCGATGGTCCGCTCGTACCTCAACAAGCACCCCGAGGCCACCATCGAGCAGGGGATCGACTTCGCAGAGCGGTATCTGCTCGCGTACCACAAGATGCCCGATTTGCCGCGACAGTTGAGCGCGACCGCCGTGCCGTTTCTGAACTGGACGTGGGGCGCGACCCCGGTTGTGCTTCGGTCGCTTGGGGACTTCCCGGCCGTGTTCAACGCACTGTCTGTCGCCAACGACGCCGCCGAATTGCGCCGGGCCGCGCGCGACAACGTGGACGTGAATGAGATGTGGCAGCGGCTCGCGCCGTACCTGCAAGAGACTTCGTACCAGGGCGTAACCCCGGCCGGGGACATCGTGGTGTCCGATGTGTCCCGCAAGGCGCCAGACACGCTTGCGTTGTCGTGGATGCGGGACCTCGCTGCGGGCGGTCGCGAGCCCGGGTTCGCCACGCGGCGCAACCTTCGGGGGGCTCTGTCGCCGGCGCTGGTTAGCCCGCTGCACGCCGCCGGACTCGGACTGCTCGGAGACAAGATGGTGGACCTCAACTCTGGGCGCCCGATCTGGACCGACAAGATGGGCGCTGGCGAGCGGGCATGGGCGGCGACCAAGGCCACCTTTTTGCCGTTCATCGCGCCATCCGGGGCCGTGCGAGCGGTCGAAGATGTGGTGCCGGCCACGCAGCGGCTTCTTGTCGGCAATGACCCGACCATCAAGGAGACGCAGTACCCGACCGGCGCCGCGAAGTCTCTGCCTGAGATCGGCAAGCGGTTCGTCATCGGCGCAACCGAGACGGTCATCAAGCCGCAGGAGTTGCTGGATCGGGCCTCGCGGCAGTTCACGTCCAGGTCCGCCGCCATCGGTCGCCCCTTCAACGCCAAGGAAAAGGCGATTACCGAGCAGGCCGAGCGCGACAAGTTGCGGCTGGACGATGCGGTCAGAAGCGGGCGCTTGACTGCGGACGAGGCTTCGGTGCAGTTGGCGCTCATCAACGACCGCGTGAACCAGGCCATCGCCGAAATTGAGCGGGAGCGCGAGGCGGCGGTCGGCGATACGGGCTTGCAGGAAGAGTCGGAGCGACTGTCGCGGGGGGTCCTGACAGAGCATCCAAGACGCAGGGCGTTTGCTCCCCTTCGCATCGGAGCCCCGCGATGATGCCGTGCCAGAATGTCACCATCCGGATCCGGCTTGACTGCCATTTTGTCACCATTGGTGGTACACTCCCCATCGGACGGAGGTGTTTGACATGGGCCGCCGCTCCACAACCGAAGGTCCCGTTCCGGCGCTCAACGCGGAGGTGTCCGCCAGGAGCCTCGGCAACATCTACATATCACTCGCCTCGTTGGCGGGGGGCACGATCAAGGCGCAGGTCAAGCGCGGGGGGCAGTGGGCCGACAGCGCCGCCGGGACAATCTCGGCCGCAGGCGAGTTCACGCTGCGCCCCTGCATCGCGTGGCGGCTCGTGACCGTCGCCGGCTCTCCGGTCTTCACGGGTGGATGGTGTGCGGAGCCGCTCGGGTAGCGGCTGCCGTTGTTTCTTCTACCGGGGAAGGGAGGTGTTCGGATGCACGGACTCTTCGGCAAAATGGGGGCCATCGCGAACTTCGTGAGAAACGGGCGCGGGCTCGGTCCGCAGCGACTTCAGGGGTGGCCGCAGTTGTCCAAGGGCGATGGCGACGAGTACGCGCGCATCGTGGACGGGGTGTTTGCTCAACTCGCGATCCACCCGAGCGAGCGGAACCTGAAGCGCATCGCCGGGTACATCATGGTGAACTTCACCGCGTTCGCGACGGTCGTGGAGAAGGAGATCGCCTACCTGAACGCGCGGCAGGACCTTGCGGAACCCGTGAACGGGGAGAAGGGCGGGCGCCCGACCAAGGACGTGGCCGACAAGCGGAAGGCGCTGACGGACGCCGTAGAGCGATACCGGCGCATCCGGGACGCTGACCCCGACCACAAGGCGGGCTTCGGGACGCAGTTCGACTTGCTGCTTGCCGCGCACGAGGAGGCGGTGTTGCAGCGGGACGCCGCGCGCAGGGCCGAGGAGGCCGCGGCGCGCAAGGCGGCGAAGGGGGCCGATGCAGAGGAGGCGAAAGCCGCCCCCGCTGCGTGACGTTGACAGGCTGGATTCCGACTCTGCGTGGCCGGTCCCGGAAGTCCCGGGACGCCGGGCTGCGAGGCGCCCAGCCTCGTGCGTGGAGGTGGTGAGATGTTTCGTGCTGGCGATACCCTCGATTCCTTGACCATGGAGTGGCTTCAGGCGTTCCGCCCCGGCAAGACGTGGGCGGTGTTCGCCAAGCTGTTCGCGCGCTTCCTGAACTACCAGATCGAGAAGCACGCGGTCACCGGATCCTGCGATGGCGGCACGACCGGCTACTCCGGCGGTGGCAACAGCGGAATCCCGATCGCGCACATGAACACGGCCGCGAATCTGCTGCGCGCCCACGTGATCCCCCTGCTCGCCGAGGACGGCACCGCGACGATCCCGGCCGGATGCTTCGCGCGACTCGTCTACCGGACTGACGCGGCGCCCGCCACGGCCCACGTCCTGACCGCCGAGACGGACGGCGACGATGACGGGTGGGTCGCGCTCGTGACCACGGCGCACGTCAAGACCGCGCTCACGCTCGCGCTCTCCAGGGTTGCGGTGCCCACGGCATCGACCCTGTGGATGGAAGTGTCGGTGCCCAACGGCGAGAACGCGCTCGTGGTCGCCTGCGCGGACCTCGTGCGGACGAGCATCCCGGCGTAGGAGCCATGGAGCGGGACCGATGCGGGACGTGGCCTTCATCTTCGACGGCGCCGGCCTCACGCCGACCGTGCAATGGTTCGCCCGGGAGTGCGTGACCGCGCTTCGTGAGGCGTTCCATGTGCAGGCATTCGTCGTCGGAGGGGGCCACGTCCCGCTGCCGCTTCTCGACCCCCTCGGACTCGGCGCCTTCGTGGACCGCGGAAATCGACCGGTGATCGTAGAGGTGGATCGGGCCGTCTGCCCTGGCGGATGGTCGCCCCGCAGTTCGCCGCTTCGGGTGCGGGCGTTTGTCGATCAGGCGGCGCACTGCCACGCACCGGAGTCGAGCAACGTGCGGCCGTGGCGCATGAGCGACGACGGCTGGATGCCGGTGGTACGCGCGGACGCCATCGACTACCGCCCCGGCCCGGGAAGCGCGTTCGTCTGGCGGGGCGGTCCCGATCCCACGGCGCTGTTCAACGCCATGGCTCGGGGAGCACTCGTCGTCGCGGCCGTCCGCGACCGGTGGACGGCGTGCGTGCCGGGCTGTTTCGCGTTCGTTGACCCGGCGCGCGAGGACGTGGACACGGTGCTGGACGAGTACCTGTCGGACGCTCGCGAGCGGACGCGGCTGACGCGGCTCGCGCGGGAGCGGGTGGAGTTTCTGTCGCCGGAGCGATTTGTGGGAGCGTTTGAGGGGGTGTCGCGGTGATCCGGTTGCAAGGCGGAAGGGCGCCGGGTGCGGACCCGACGCCTGCCGACGCGGGCAAGGTCGTGACGGGCGCCGAAAAGCAGCGCGCCCAAATCTTCGCCTGCGAGCACCGTTCGATGCGACACCGGCGCCCCGTGGATCCACCGGCCCCCGCTCCCGGTCCGCTTCCGCTGAAAGAGGCGTTGGCATCGCCGCCCCCGGCGCCGGCCGTCGAAGCGCCCGAGTGGGTGTTGCCGGCGTCGCTCCCGAAGCGCGCGACGTTCACGGTCGCCATCGCGTCCTACAACCGCGCCGAATGCCTTGGTCGGCTGCTGGACGATCTCGAGAAGGAGGCGTCCGAGTCCTGGGTCAGGATGCACGTCGTCGTCGTGGATGACGCTTCAACCGAGGATTACTCGGGCATCGCTCGGCGGTTGAAGCGGAAACGGTGGACGTACATCCGGCACGACACGAACCACGGGCGGGACCGGTACGCGGACCTGGTGCGGGACCTGCACGGCCGGCTGCGGGAGATGGAGCGGACGGATTACTACTGCACGCTGGCAGACGATTTCCGGCTCTGCGACGGGTTCCTGGCACGGTGCGTGACGCTGTGGGAGGGGATCCGGGACGAGAAGAAGATCGCGATGGTGCCGTACGTTGACAAGGGGCGCGACACGGCGCCTTGTTGGACGGGTATCGCTGCGATCCATGGGCAAGTCATCGACCGCATCGGTTGGGTGGACTGCGCATGCTTTTCGACGGCGGCGTACTACGAGGCCATGAATTGGAGCCTTGGTCAAGTCAAGCTGCTGCCGCCATCACTGCGCACTGGGTCCGGCGTGGGCCAGGCGTGCAGTCGGTCGGCGCTTGACGCCGGGGGAACAATCTACCGGCCCCACCGCTCCCTTGTGGTTCACGCCGCAGTCCGCTCCGTCATGCACTCGCTTGCGGCCCCCCGGCTTGTCACGTCTGACTTCGTTCGCTACGTGGACGGTGCCGTTGAGTACCGGCGGCGCCTTTACTCCGACCGCGTGACCGGGCACGTCTGCTCGATCCCGTCGCGGCGGGAGGCGTTGCGCGAGTGCGTGGCCGCGTTCCTGCCGCAAGTGGACCGGCTTGTTGTCGTGCTGAACGGCTACGAAGACGTGCCCGAGTACCTGTCGGACCCGCGGATCGAAGTCGTGCGGTCGCAGGATGTCGGGGACCTTGGAAGCTGCGGGAAATTCTGGCGCACCGAGGAGCCGGGCTACCACGTCACGATCGATGACGACCTTCTGGCTGCGGACGATTACGTGCTGACGTTGCTTCATTGGGTGGAGCACTGGCGCCGGCAGGCGGTCGTGTCGTTTCACGGGTCGATCTTGCTTGACCCGATCGTGTCGTACTACCACTCCCGCGCAGTGCTGCGCTGCCTAGCGGACCTGGAGGCCGGCGATTGGGTTCATGTGCCCGGCACCGGCGTTTGCGCGTGGCATTCCGACACGCTGCCGCTTGCGACCGGCGAACTGATCCCGGCCGGCGGGCTACGCGAACGGAACATGAGCGACATCACCCTTGCGTTGCTGTTGCAGGCACGGGGCATTCCGGCGTGGACGGCTCCGCACGCGGCGGGAATGGTAAAGCAACAGAAGGTCGGCGCGGGCATCTACAGTGCATCTAAGGCGCGCGACGGGTCGGGGATGGATAGCGGCGCAATGCAGACGGACATCGTGAAGCGCGGTCAGTGGCACCGATTCGTGGTGGATCCACGTGGAGGGGTGGCCGCATGAGGGTTCTTGTTGTCGGCAGACTTGGAACCAGACGGGCAGGCGGCGGCGGTCTTGTGTGGGCCGTGCGGCTTGCGGCAGAGGCCCTCCGGGGAATCGGAGTCGAAGTCGTTATTATGGAGGTACGCCAGCCGCTTCAGTCGATTCCTGAGGGGCTCGACGCGGTGTACGTGTACGGCGAACTCGACTTGATGCTAGACCACCTCGCGCGCATTCACGCCGCGACGCCCGATGTGCCGGTGGTGTTCAACTCGACACTTGACGGGCGCCGCACCAGGCGTCTGTGGATTGCTGAACGTTTGGCCGAGTACCGCACCATTCACCCAAACACATGGGCGGGGGCGTTCACGGCGTGGGGGCGCGATTTCATCGGGCGCGAGTTGGCTGTCGTAACCCCCAAGATCATCCGGCGCCCTACGGTAACCGATGGTTCGCGTAATATTATGGGTATTTGCGTCGGCGAAGCGGCCAAACTGGGCACCCCAAGGTTTGTGCATCCGCAAGCGCATGAGGCCATTCGGGAGCTTGTAACCGCGGGGCACGATGTGTGGGCCTACGACCACTACTCCATCGACGCTGCCGCATCCGTCAAGGAGCAATTCCCGGGCCTGCGCATTGTCTCTGCCCCTGGGGACCGTTTGCACGAGTGGTTGCAGCAGTTCAAGGTGTTTCTGTCGTTTGCCGCCAACGAGACGTTCGCTATGGTGCCGATGGAAGCCATGGGATGCGGCGTCCCGCTGCTGTACGCGCCGTTGCCGCAGTCGTTGGACGAGTACGTTGGGGGCGCCGGGATCCGGTGGACAACAGTGCCGGAGTTGCTTGCTGGCGTCAGTCTGCTTTCTGGTGAAAAGGCATGGTTGGCGTACAGCGAAGCAGGAATGCGGCGAGCAGCCGAGTTCGCACCAGAAAAGCAGGGATACCCGTTGCTGTGGGCGCTGACGGGCGCCACGAGGACGGCATGACCACGCAATCGCTGTTCGCCCAGTACGATGCCGCTGTTCAAAGGTTTTTGGGTGTAAACTACCGCGGCCCACGTTCGCTCACGTGCGCGCAGGCAGACTACCTTGCGTCCGTCATGGCAGAGCGGAAGCCGAGTCGTGTACTGGAGTTGGGCGCCGGCCTGTCGAGCATCGTGATCGCCAAGTATCTGCGCGCCAACAAGGACTCATGCGGACTGACGGTCGATCATGATCCGGCGTGGCTCGCGTTCGTGACTACCCAAGTCGCGGCGTTCAAGACGGGAAATCCGCGCCACTCATGGAACGTGCTGGCGGTACTGCGGCAGCAGGCGCTTGAGCGTGGACCGGAGCAGGATACCTCCGACCCGGATGGACTGCTCGATCTGCGGCCTTTCGATCTCGTTCTTGTAGACCACGGCCCGAAGATGTGGACGCGGGTGCAGGACATGCCGTGGATCATGAGGCTGGTAGCGCCCGGCGGCATCGTGCTCTGCGACGACTGGTTTCCGTTGCCCACAAAAAACGAGGCGTGGCAGTCCGCGATGGAGGCGGCACTGGTGAATGCGGGGCTTGTAATGCGGGTGGTAGAGGAGGCTCGCGAGCCGGGACGCAAGACGCTTCTGGAGGCGACAAGGGCATGACTGGCTACGTCGGCAAGCACCCCGGGCGTCGCGACCGCCTTCTCACCGGCGGACCGGGCGAGCCGTGGATCACGCGCAAGGCCATCGCTATCCTCGACGCTCTGCCGCTTGACGACTGGCACGTCTTTGAGTGGGGATGCGGTGAGAGCACGGACTACTACGTGCGTCGCTGCGGGGCGGGCCGGGTTGTTTCCGTTGAACATGATCCTGCGTGGGCAGAGCGAACGCAGGTCGCGGTTCCCGGGTCCAGTGTACGATGCATACCGCTCGGCCCCGAGTACGTCGCCGCGGTCCAAGCCGGTTCGCGACCCTACGACATGATCGTCATCGATGGTCGGATGCGGGTGCCGTGCGGGTTTGCCGCTCTGTCCCGCGTACGGGACGGCGGGATCATCCTGCTCGACAACAGCGAACGCAAGCGTTACCGGCCGCTTCTTTGCCTACTCAACGCGGCCTGTTCGCGCCGCGAGGCTACGTCGAACGGCGTCTGGTGTACCACGCTCTGGTGGATCGATGCCTCCAAGGTAGAGGCAGCCCTGCGAGACAACCCGGCGCCCGCCGCGGAAGGAGGTGCCTGATGTCTGACGCAATCTTCACGCTCGCAAACCTGAAGTCGTGGATCCGTGCGATTCCAAGGAAGCACCAGACCACGCTCCTGCCGCGGTACGTCAAGTGGGACTCCGCGACGCATGCCCCGGTCGCCACCGTGACCGCCGCGCGCGCCGTCCCCGCCGACGAACGCGCCAACGGCATGTCCATGCACGTCACGTCGAAGCAGACGCCGTACTACTGGATTCCCGCGTCCACCGAAACCGACGACGGCGATCTGTACCTCAAGCCCGACGACGTGACGCTGCCTGCTGCCGGGCGGTGGCACAAGGGCGCGGGGGCGTCTGGCAGCGGAACGGCCGTCGATGTCAGCGTGGTGAACCGCTCGGGGTCCGCGATCACGGCTGGCACCGTGTTGCAGTGGGTCTCGTCGCTGGACGCAGATGACGCGCGAGGGGTGGAGCCGACGGATGGGACCTTGGTGATCGCGGGCATCGCGCTGGAAGACGCCGACGATGGCGCCACCCTGCAAGCGCGGGTCATCGGAGAGGCGGACGTGTGGCTGGAGGATGGAACGGGGATAAATCCCGGCGGCTTCGTGTTCTCGACTGCGGCTCTGACCCCCGGAAGACTGCGGCAGTATTCCACCGGCGGAGCACCTTCGGGTGCGCTTTGGGTTGCTGTTGCGCTGGAAAAGGTGAGCGCAGGCATCGACCAGAAGGGGCACGTGTGGTTCCAGTTCCTCATGCGGATTCCGTAGGTGACGCGATGATAGCCGGCCTCGACGTTAGCCACTGGCAAGGCGTAATCGACTGGCCCGCCGTCGCGGGATCCGGGGTACGGTTCGCGATCGTCAAGGCGACCGAGGGAGAGGCGCACGTCGATAAGCGTTTCGCGGCCAACTGGCGGGGAGCGGGTGACTCCGGCCTCGTCCGCGGCGCGTACCACTACTACCGCCCCGAGCGCGACCCGGTGAAACAGGCTCGCCATTTCGCCGCGACCGTGGGACCGCTCGGACCACTCGACCTCCCGCTGGTCCTGGACGTAGAGGAGCGCGGGCCGGCGGGCGTCAGGCTGGCGGATCGGATCTCGAGACTCCGCGCCTGCATCGGGGAGGTTCGCGCGCGCTCCGGTCGCGACCCGATCATCTACACCGGACCAGCGTTCTGGCGCTCGGAGTACGGCAACGCGGATGAGTTTGCTGGCCTGCCTCTGTGGATTGCGCACTACACCCGCGACCCAGCGCCCGCGACCCCGCCGGGCTGGGCATGGACGTTCTGGCAGTGGACGAACGCGGGACGGGTGCCGGGGCTGCGCGGCGACTGCGACCTCAACTGGTATCGCGACGACGACCTCAACGCACTGTTCCGGCTCGCCGGGGTGGATATCGCGAAAGGAGCGGTGACATGAGCGCCAAGACACGCGCCGTGGTGAACGCCTTGGGTGCGGGTGCCGCCGCGGCTGGCCTTCTCGTCGGCGCGATAGTCTGGCTGTCCAGCCTCGGGACCACGGTGGAGGCGCACACCAAGGCTATCGAGCGGCTGGAGGATGCCGCGGCGAAGCTGGAGAAGATCGACGGCCGGCTGACGCGAATCGAGGCCGGCGTTGACATGCTGGTTGAGCTGCGCATGCGGCAGCCGTAGACCCGGCCCGCGCGGCCGGAAGGAGGATGATCATGATCCCTGGGTTTAAAGAGGTTCTGATCGCACTGCTCCGGATCTTGTGGCCGTTCGCGAACAGCCGCACCCGCGAAGTCGTGGGCACCGCCGTCGGCATTCTCGCGGCCGTCGTCGCGGCGCTGGCCTGGGTGATCCCGGAAGACACGCTGCCACCGCCCCCCGATGTGCCCGTGCCGGCGGTGGACGCGCCCGACCCGGCGCCCGTGCCCGAAATCGTGCCCACCGAAGATGTCGCGCCGGCCGCGGATCCCGAAGCGGAGTCCGCGGTGCTCGCGGTCCTGCGTCACGCCACCGGACTGTTGCTGCCGGTTGGCTGCTCAGGTGCGCAGCGGGCGGCGTGGACGGCGTTCGGCCAGGTCACCGCCGACTGCCTGCTCTCCGAGTGCAGGGCCGCGGAGGGTCTCGTGTCCGCGTTCAGGTCCCGGGGCTGGGCCGACTTCGGCCTCGACATGTTCCCGTGCGCGATGAAGTGCTTGGGCAAGGGTGGCGTGGTCGGTGTCCAGGTGGCGCAGGTGGAGTCTCGGCAGCGAACGGCGTGGTTCGGGACGAGCGACGAGGTGCGGGTGGAGCAGGTCTACCGCATCACGATCCCGCGCGCGATGTAGCCGCCCCCAACAAATACGTCGTTCCGTACCCAATCCCCAGCCGCGCCGCGAGCCTCGTTCGCGACTCCACCCGCTCGCCTGGTGCCCGCGCAGCCTCCCACACCTGGACCTGTCGCCGCGCGCGCTCCCGCACGTCCGTTGGCAGGAACCGCCGACAGTCCCGGTGACGGTCGCGCTGCGGGCATCCGGCTTGCATCGCTAGACGTGCGACGTACCCGGGATCGCACGGGCGTCCAAACACGGGCGCTAGGTAGGCCGCGATCCTGGGGTTGGTCCAGCCGAGGGCGCGGGCGTGGCGGACGATGGCGTGGAGGGTGGGGGTCATGCTACGTCCTGGCAAAGTCCTTGGTCTTGACCTTGGTGATGATGCGCTGGCCCGACCGCGCCTTCAACTCTACAGCCGGGCGCGCGACCACCCCCTCGGCCGGGAAGTTGCCCCAGGTGGACTTGTAGCCGGCGCGCACGAACTCGACCATCTCGGGCAGCGTGCCGCGACCGACGACGGGAACAACGTCAATCCCGAGCTTGGCTGCGATGTCGGTCACCGAGTCGCGGGCGAGCCACCATTCCCCGATCTTCACGTCAAACAGCACAAAGTCCTGGTCGGGACGGTAGTTGTCGCCGCCCTTCTGGATCTTCGCGCCGTACCCCTCGCCGTAGAGGCAGACGGGCGCTGGTGCCTCGCCGTCCTTGGGCGCGAAGACCTCCTTGAAACGCGGCAGCATCGGCAGGAAACGGTCTATGAGGCGAGCGACGAGCGCGGAGTGGATCTGTGCCTCGTCCGTCTTGCCGCCGAAGCGGATCGTTTCCCCGTCGAACATGATGCGCGTACAGGTCCCGTCCACCTTCTCGGTCCACACCCACTCGTTGCCGGCGAGGTACGCGAACTCGGGTAGCGCGTACTGGCCTGCAAGCAGCGTCTTCATGCCGGCCGCAGGGTCGCGCAGGAACACGGTTTGGATCTTGTGGTATTCCTTCACCTTCGCCTCCCTCTCACCCCCGCCACCAAGCGAGCGGGGTCAACGCCTACCGTTGTCCCGGGCCGCCAGCGACCAGTTCTGCTGGCGGCCCGGGGTGGCGCGCTACACCGTGTGCGTGCCCTCGACGGCGCGCGCCTCGCGCTCCTTGGTGCGCGCGTCGAGCACGGCCAGGGCCTCGGTCAGCGCCTTGATCGCGCGCTCGTTGGCCTCGCACGCGAACGGGCTCCGCTGGTAGAACTCCAGCCGGTCCTTGGCCGCGGCGATGATCGTCTCCACGAACGCGCCGTTTGGTTCCTTCCGCACCGGCGGCCTGCCGAGCGGCCCGTTCTGCCACGCGATGCAGAACCCGGGGCCGAACGTGTGACCGCCCGCGGGCCGCACCGGACTGTCCGGCGCCTCCATCGGCTCCACGAAATGGAAGGACTTGAACTCCTGCAACATGTATCCCTCGTGCCCGATTCGGCCCGCGACGTGCGGAACCCGGGAGGGCGGCCCGTTACTGCTCTCGCCCGGCCTCGACACTGGACAACGACACCGCACGCCCCTCCCCATCCACGTACCGCACCGGCAAGCCCATCTCGATCGCAATGGCGATCTCGGCCTGGACGCCGACCGACTCGCGCCAGCCCGGGATGCAGAGCACGGTCAGGGAATCGCAGGCGGCGAGCATGCGACGGTCGTACCGCTCCCAGAACTCCCAGCCCTTCGGCAGTTCGCCGGATTGCGCGATCGGGTGCGTGTGCGCGATCGGGGAGTAGACCAGGATCCCCCGGGCCATGAGGATGGAGGCGGCGTGGCAGGCGGCGTGGAAGCGAGCCTCGCGAACTGCCGGGTCCGGGTCGGAGTACGGCGACGCGAGATAGGTCAGGTGCGCCTGCTTGGGCGGGATGCGCCTCGACCAGCACCGGCCACGGCTCGGCCTCGCGGAAGCACTCGCGGTATCGCGGGTGACTACGTAAAGGCGCACCGGCGCGTCACTCATGCGCAGTCTCCACGTCGTAGTGTCGAATCCACCAGATCCGCGGCCGGTACCCAGGGCCGCGATCAAACACCTCGGCACCGCAGTTCCAGCAGACGGCCTCGCGGCCATTCGTCGGAACGTAGAACCGCACGCCGCACCCGGGCCGCGGACACCGCTGCCGGACCAGCCCGCGGGCTGCCTTGGGCCGGACGCGGATCGGCTTGCCTCTCATCACGTCGTCTCCGGCTACAGCAGCGGTCCACCAGCCGCCCTGCCCTCGGGATCCCTCCACCCCGGGAACGGCCGCTCGTCCTCCCGCGGCCAGTCCCGGTACCTGAACCCGCGGAAGCCCGGGATCGCCCGGTCGATGGTGACGGCCACGGCGCCACCCCGGCGGACCAGGGCACAGCCGGAGCCCGTGCGCTCGACCCGGACCAGCGGCGCGTACCCCCGGAGCTTGCCGTTGTAGACGATGTAGACGCGCTCGCCGGGGCGGATGTCAGGCACCCCGGCACCGAGGTAGAAGGCCCACTCCTCGCCCGTTTCGGGCGTGCCGGCGGCGTCCCCCTCAGCGATCCACCTGTCGAGCCCGAACCACTTGGGTACCGTCACGACCACATCCACTCTACCCCTCCCGCCCATCAGGGCTGTCCAACGCCCCCTCCACCGCCGCCCGAAGCCCGGCCTCAGCCTCCGCCTCCGGCACCCGTGGCGCGCAACACTCTCCCCCGCAGAGCTGCTCGGGGTAGCAGAGTCGTCCGCACCGCGAGCAGGCGCGCAGCCGCCTTGGGTCCGGGTCGATGCGCGGCGGCATGTGGACGGGACGGCGATTCCACCACATTAGAGCAACTCTCCTCTCGGCTCGATTCGGGCGCGGGCGATGGCGCAGTAGTCGGGGTCGCGCTCGATGCCGATGAAGCAGCGTTCCGGGTACTTGCAGGCAACACCGGTGGTTCCGCTGCCCGCAAACGGGTCGAGCACGACGGCGCCGGGCACGCAGACTAGCGACACCGACCGCTTCATCAGCCCGACCGGCTTCTGGGTTGGGTGGTAGCGCCGGTCCCGGCTGAACAAATGCGGCTCAATCCAAAGGTTCACCTCGCGGCCCGAGTCCCGCTTCCACCTTCCCTTGACGGCAAACACGGCGCACTCGTGACGGTTTCCTAGGTTGCCGTCAAGGTCACCGGCGGTGTGGTTGGGCTTTCCCCAGACGATCTGGTTGCGAACGTCGAAGCCTACGGAGCGCGCGGCGGCGGCGTGTTCGTCGAAACAGTCCCAACGGCACCACAGAACCATCGCCGATGGGGCGCGGAGCACGCGAAAGAGCAGGCCCATGTACTGAGAGGGCGGCACCTTGGCGATTGGGGCGTGCCACTCGCTCGCGTCGTACCGCCCCGTCTCGTAGTCCATCCACGGCGGGTCCGTGACAACCGCATCCACGCACCCGTCGGGCATCTCGCGCATGACCTCGAGACAGTCTCCGCACACGACCGCCCACCGGCGCGTGCCATCCAGCACGTCCATCCACTCAGGCCGCGTCTCCGTCGCAGTCCCAATCACGTCACGTCCCCCTGATATTCCCCGCCGGCACGTTCACGATCGGCACCGCGCGCCGGAACTCAACCGCCCATACCCAGGGCTGGAGCGCCCGGGTCAGCGCCCGGTTGAACTCGGCGTCGGGGGTGTCGGCGAGCCGGAGCCCCACGCCCTCCCAGCGCGCGCCTTCCTCGTCGATGTCGTGCAGCCGTTCCAGGCGTCCGGAGATGGGGTCGAGCAGAATGCGCGAGAACTCGCGGGGCATGTGGATGGAGGGCAGCGCAGCGCGCTCCCAGCGCCACGGCCGAGGGGACACGCCGTGAATCGGGTCCTGCCACGTCGCGAGCGCCCCATCGGCCGCGTAGGCGATCACGCCGCCGCGCGCGTGCTGCTCGCGGCGCAGGCTCTCCCGAACCCACAGGCGCGACTCGGACGGGATGATCGTCCACGCCTTGCGGTTGCCGGCGTACTCGCCGAGGATGGTCCGGCCGGCCATGTACGGGCATACGAAGTCGAACTCGCCGGGCCTGACGCCGAGGGTCCGATCGCCGACCAGCACGGACACGGCGCCGATGGGGTTGAGGACGGCGCGGTGGACGCCTGGCTCCGCCCGTAGCCGCTCGAACGGGATGTCGCTGCGGATGGCACGCCCCAGCCGCAGCCGGAGCCGTGTCAGGTCTGCGGCACGTCGCGTCCACCGCTTGCGGCCGTCCATGATGCACTGCACCATCGGGCCACTGAACAGGATCGGGATCTCTTTCATGGCTTCCTCCATCCCGGATACAACCTCCGCACGTCGTCGGCGGTGGGCCGGCACCTGGTCAGGTACACGTACCCGGGCCGGCGTCGCGGCGCATCGCTGTAGACGAGGCGGACACGGGCACCGCGGCCGTGGGTGGGTGGACCCATCATGCGACCACCATTGCGGCCAGTCCCCCAACCCAGACCCAATCCCGCGCCCCCACGCCGTACCTGTTCGCGAGCAGCTTCACGGTCGCCATTACCGCACCTCCTGTCGCACCGCTCGCACCGTTCCCGCTTCGTCGCCACATCAACCTCCGTGCCCGGCAGCAACGTACGCCTCGCACGCACGCCGCCGCCCGGGGTCGCACTCGCCCCACCCGCGGCGGTGTTCGCA